ATCGCATACAAATATTTTGCCTTTTATCAGGCCGTTAAGCTCTGATTCTCCAAAAGAAAAGGTTACTGAGCCGTCATAGTTATTAATTCGTTTTGGGTGCCAATCAGATCGGGCGCTTTTAAAAAGGCTATCAACCGGAATAATAAAATTTTCTATTTTTTTCAAATTAAATACACCACAATTGTAACTCATAGCTACCCCCTAAATATAACCATTAAGTGTCATGCAATAAATCAATGATATGAAATATTGTATAATTAATTTCTGGCTATATTTCATCTTCAATAATTAATAATCTACTTAATTTCTTCATTATCCTTTTTTACCCAAGTACAAGCAAAGCATATTTTCATCATGTATCGCACAAATTTATTCGGTAAATTTTTTTCCACTGGAGTATATATAAATCCTCCGCTTTCTTCAGGGTTACTACCGAACATATAACATGACCAATTTGATAATTTAGGTTGAGAATTAATATCGAATTTGATATCTTTCATCACATTTTCCTTTTCTATTATTTATTGAGAGTTCCTGAAAAAAGAAGCACCAATTCTTCTGCATTTACATTGTTAATCCCTAAAAATTCATCAGTGAACACTCTATCATTTGCATCCTTTTCCCCGGTCGAAATATCAACCGAGATAGTATAAGGTTTATCAGGCAACGCCAATAGTTCACGTGCCCATTCATGTAGAGATTTTTCCATTTTATTTCTCCTCTTGGTAGATAACGTTCCGGATCACCGGCGCTTCTTTTCAGCGTCCGCTCAAGCGACCGGTTATTGACCTCCTGTCATTTCGGATTAATGATTGTGTTTTAATATCACCGCATACAGTACATCTGTATTGTCGAGGATGCCCAGAGTTAGAAGCCAGGGCATTGTGGACACGCTTTCCAGTACCATACTTTTCATCTTGATATTCATGTATACATGTACATTTTTTAATCATAATTTTTCTCCTCTCTTCTTAGTTTTGGCATGTTCCTTGCTTAATTATTTCACTGATACTTTTTATTTGTTTTACTTTGAAAGTTTTATCAGCACTTTCCATCAGTTCTTCTGAATGGGTTACCATGATTATTTGTAATCCTAATTCTTTTGCAAGTTGTTTGAGCATTTCTCCTGCCTGTGAAAGTAATTCCATGGAGAGATATCTGAAAGGTTCGTCCAGTATCAAGGTATTCTGGGAATGTGGCAAAGCCATTGACCAAGAAGCTACACGGAGAGCAAACGAAGCAACATCCACGGCGCCCCCACCAGAAGCTGTGATTGGGTCAATTCTTTCTTCATTGCGAACAAAAAACAAATCGCATTCTGTTCGGTTACGGCGCTCAACAAAGCCAACTCCAAACGTATAGGGATCAGGAAATACCGCTTCTAATGCTAAACTAACGATGTCGGAAATATGCACTTGTAACTGTTGTTGAGTTGCCAAACCAACCTCCCTAATAATTTCACGGGCTTTTTCATGGTTAGACAATTGCTGTTTCAGTGCCTTGATTTGGGCTTTTGTCTCCTTGATGGACTTTCTGATTTGGGCACGCTGTCCCTTTCTTTGTTCCAGAGTCTGTCGGAGAGAGATTGTATTTGTCATTTTGTTTTCCTTTGTTTTTTAAACGCTTAAGGCTGATGGGTTTCTTGCGCTTGATGGCTCGCTTAGCTACCCTAGGTTTCTTGCGCTTGATGGCTCGCTTAGCTCCCCTGGGTTTCTTGCATTTCTTGGCTCGCTTAAGTTCAATGGGTTTCTTCCATTCAATGGCGGGTCTTCCTCAAACATCATATTGTGTTCTTATCTTCTCTACCCGTTCATCTATTTCGTTTGTCAGTTCTTTTATCTCCTCTCCCATGTTTCTTAATTTCTCAACTGCATCTTCCACACTTTCACATTGCCATTCCAGAAGTTCCTTTTTTAAATAATTTTGTTTCCCCGTCAGCTCTGACACCTTTGTCTTTGCTTTATTAATTTCTTCTTTCAAGTTTAACAATTCTTTTTCTGTCATTTCCGCCATAATCTTATCTCCTTTACCATATTATACTGAAACATCAGTTTTCATTTAAGGGCATTTTAATTTTTTTAAGCCTATTATTTTTCTTTCCCTATACTAATATATACCTTAAGCAATTTAAATTGATTTTAGAGCAAAAAACCCCGACTCAGCCTATGTTTTTCTGGAAAATTTACCGCCTACACCACCCCGATTTGGATTGATTCCTTCCCTGTATGAATAGAGAGGACAGTCTGTTGTAGTACATTCCTTTACCAACTGCCGAGATCCACACATACACAGAAGACATTGCTTTCGTATTGCCCCAAGAGGTGGTCTACCTTTCCCAAGCCTGTACTTATGGAAAGGGCAGTCTTTCCCACTACAATTTTCTATCTCCGCAGCAGTAACGGCACACTGCTTACAGAAACGTAAGACCGCTTTTTTAGGAGTCAATTGAGCTTTCTTAGTTCTTTTCATTGTCAATCGCCTTCTCAATTACCTTGATTACTGGATCTGTGATATCGTTGTTTGCCAAAAAATGTTCCAAATTCTCTTCAAAAGAAACTCCTTTCTGCCATTCAGTATTAAGCCTCTCTACAAAGGCCTCTATCCGAGCATCCCGACATTCTTTCACATCAATATGTGCCCGTGACATGACTTCTTTTTCTATGGGGAGATATATTCTTTCAACTGTATTTGTCTCCGCATAGTATAGAAATACAGAAGGACGATGTTCTACTTGATCGATTGCCTGCCGAGTTAGCGAGCCTGGATTAAGTAATATTCTTTTTCCATCTTTCTGTATGAAGCATTTATGATTATGCCCTGTCAAAATGAAATCATAATTTGAATATTGCCTCAATAACTTGTTTGCTGGGGTATCTGTACAACCAGGCCATGGGGAGTTCCCTTCGTATGTCATTACATGCCATACCAACGCCTTCCTATCTATTCTGGGAAAAAACAAAGAACTTCTGCCCGTAGGAGTTTGTAACCAGTGACACCCACCCAATACTTTTATTTTTCCCGCTTCTTCCAAAACACGAATACCGCATTTGTAGGCAAGTTCAAGATTGTGTTGAGGAAGATCATGATTACCATATATCGTGATAAATTGCTTCGGAAGGTATTGCATTGTTTTTGTAAGTAATGCTGGGCTTGGCTTCCAATGATTAAACAAATCCCCGGCATGCACAACAGGGCAATTATGTTTATGTTGCAAATCCTTAATGAAAATGACTTTCTTCCATTGTGCTTCCTGAAAATCATCCGTCCGGCAAACAGGGATATCTTCCCGTAAATGAAAATCAGCGCATAAAATAGCGCTTACTTTTTTTGATTTATATGGTATTGTTCGTTTCATATTTCAAGTATCCTTTGCCCACAGAAAGGGCATATTGTTGGCATCTGACTTTCTAACTTCTCTATTTTCTTCTGTGTAATTTCTATGTTTTTTGCAGTTGTTTTGATACTGTCAATGAGAACCCTCAAAGTTTGACAATGATCTTGTAAGGTGTTTCTTTTCTTCAGCATCGTGGATACATGCTCCAAAGGTTTCTCTATTTCCAGGAATTGTATAACTTTCTCATATTCCTGATCTACCTTTTCAATTTCTTCCGCCAATTTTTTCAATTTGAATTGCTGGTCATTCAGGAATTTCTTTTGCGTAAAAAGAGAAAGAAGTGGAACTACTTGCTCCTCAAGATCAAGAATACCGTCACAGGAATGTATTTCTTCCTCAATCTGTTGCAATTCTTCTACTATTTTCTTGAGCGCTGTCTCCTGTTGGAAAATAGAAATCTTCTCCTTTTCCAAATACTCAACAGCCTGAACATCCGTCTCCATCTTATCAAGGTAATCATAGGTCTTCAATTCCCCTATTGATTCTTTTAGTTGCTTGCGTCTTGCTTTGTTATCTTGCTCTATTTCTCTGATCCATCGTTTGACATTCGCCATGCTACTATCAATTACATCGAGCTGGGCGACTTTGTTGAAATGCTGGGCAACTTCCCCTGAGGAATCATCTAACAGGAATGGACGCTCTAATTGTTGTTGTAGGTTGAGATCATTGAAGTTGATTTCCTTTTGAATTTCCTCAGGGACATCTGTTCCAAAAGCCTTGAATTCTATATCATTCAGTTTGTAGAGATTTTCTTTGCCTTTGATTCGAGAAATAGTGGAAGTAGGGAGGGTGAGTGTTACCTCTGTATCTCCTCCCCACCATGACCGAATTGAATCACCGGAGGGGCGGTTCCAGATTAACCACCGCAAAGCTCGGATAATTGCAGTCTTGCCTGAATCTGAGGAGCCTACGATAACATTCACGCCGGGATCAAATTCTAAGGTGGAATGTTTATGGGATTGAAAGTTTGAGATTTCTATAGACTGGATCATTTTGTTTCCTTTTCATTGATTTGTAGAGGGAGGCAGGATTCGAACCTGCACAAAGTTTTTGACCTTCGACGTGTTGCTTTCTCACAAAGGGATTAAGCCCATAACGTCTGCGTCTTCCAATGGCAAGGATTCCAGTACCAAGATTTCTCTTTCGCCCGATGCGACTTGCCAGTTCCGCCACTCCCTCTGTTTCCCTTTCACTATATTATACGCAAAAATCTATTTTCATTTAAGGTAAAAGACGTAAAACATTAGAATTCTTCATTGCGTAATGGAAAACCGCCATGGCATCCGCTACTGCCTCATCAATGTATTTTGTTCCAGTGAAAGGTACTGCCGGGTAAAGTTTTTTAATGGCTTGAATTGTTTCATCTTTACTTGCACTTCTCTTTCCCAGTAAACATTTTTTGCAATCTCCTTCGCTGTACCATTCAACGCCGATATGCAAACTATCCGCAAGAGTCTGCACAACACCTAAACAAATTCCGATCATAATTGCAGCGACGGCGCTTTGACTTCCATGAGGTTGTTCTGAAAGAATGAAACGGACGTTGTATTTTTCAATTACAGATAGGAGTTCTTGATTTATCTCGCTCACCCTTCGGCATCTGTCATCCCCTTTCCTGATACGGAGTTTTTTGCTACTGGGGGCTGTTTTGATACAACCAGAATCCAGCACGCCCCCTTTCAGGTTGAGAACTACCCACCCCCATGCTGTAAGACTGGGATCACACGCAAGGATTGTTATCTCTCCTTTGCGAGGTGTTCTTTTCATTCCTTTTCCTCCATTGATTTTTTCTCCAATACCAAACGATCTCATCTGTTCCATCTGTGCAGAAGTGGACTATACACGCTTTTCTTTCCCCGATAGTTTCAAGTGCTTCTACTTCGGTTTCGAAAGGCCCATCTGTCATTCCGATTTCACGTGGTGCATGCCGTATTCCTATCCCCCACATCTCCTTTCGCTCCTTCGGGGGCGTCTCTCTTAAGGAAGAAGGAGTGTAAGAAGTTATCTCTTCTTCGGGGCTCTTTCGCTTGAAAACTGTGCTTCTATTTTCGTCCATAATCCTATGACATCCTCCTTTAATTGTTGAATAAGCCCATCTTCCTCCACCATATCAATCGCTTTTTTCATTGAATTACTGAGTACTTTATCTCCTACCTGGTAATTAGTATTATTCGTATAATCTTTAATGAATTGAAGATTCGCACGTACATCATCAATTCCGTAATCAAAGACAATAGTAACAGGCGCTGTTCGATACGGTTTCCACACCGTGGATTTAAATATTTCAAACTCTGTTTTTACCCCTATAACACGAGTGACTTTCTTTCCTGCTACTATTACCGTTTCTTTTATTTTTTGCGGTTTCTGTGCTCGCAAACGTAAACTGGAATAAAAACCAATCGCTTCCCCTCCGGGAGTGGTATATTTCTGCCCCCATGGTCCGGCATCTATATTTACCCGCACCTGATTAGAACAAACCATCAGATGTTTCTTATTAGTAATCACTCTGCAAGTTTTTCGGAGCTCCTCACTAAATTCCTTTGCCCTGCGCATCCCCATCTTATCCCCTTCTTCATTTTCCATTTCCATGTTTGTGGAAAGGGCCGCTAATGAATCCGCAAATATACCATTCAATCCCTCCGGGGGTTCCCAACTTCTTATTGCTTTGAAAACCTCAGTGACTGTGTCTGGAGTAGAATATACAACAGAGGAGATATCAAGACCAAACATCCGGGCAAATTGCTTATTCAGACGTGCTTCTGGATCATGAAACATCACTTCCCCTTTCGAGCGTTGAATAGCCCCCGCAATCTCACAAAGAAGTACTGTTTTCCCACAACTTGCCGGACCAAATATCTCTACCAAGATACCTGCCGGAATGCCTCCTCCATACACACGCCCTCCTGAAATAGCGAGATCAAGTAGGGTGGATCCCGTAGAAATCATTGAGGAGACATCCCCATCATATTCCGATCGTTTCTCTGCTTTCTTATTGGCGTGGGCTTTGACTTGAGCGCTCAATTTATTTGACTTCTTGATCTTTGTTCTTTGCATGAAAATGCCTCACTTTTGAAATGATTTGATCGATATGTTTTGCACCGATTTTCTTTCTTTCCAATACACGCCTCGCCTTGGATAGAAAAGCTACCTTTTTGGAAGTGACTAATCCTTCTACTTTTTGAGATAGTCGCTTTCCAATTTCTTCGATCATTTCTTTTTCATTATACTGGGATAATTGTTTTTCCAGAAGGGCAGCAATTATTTTTGATCGTGTTCGTGTACTGCACAGGCAATATAGACTAAGTTTGTCCGCCAGAGGTTGGGGGACTATGCCCCCAACCAATCTATTTTTCTGTTTGAATATATCATTTTCCTTTTTCATATACATGCCTCATTTTTTTAGAAAGGAATATCATCCTGGGCATCAATACAATCATCCCATTTATCACAATCGTCGCACTCTGGGAATTTTTCACAATCCTCCCCAAATACATGGCCAGAAGGACACTGATTCTCTGCTGTCTTTTTCTTCTCAGATGATTTTCTCTTTCTTTTGGTAGAAGGAGCTTTCTTTTCCTCTTCCTCTACGTTTTCCTCTTTTTCTTTCTCAGATTTTACGCCAGTACCATTACAAATTCGACATTTACCGCCTTTGGAATTCTCTCCGGTTCCTCCACAAGCAATACATTCCTCTCCTGCATTTTCTTCTGAATCTTCCGTACTATTATCGTTTTCTGAAACATCATCTTCATCTTCCAATTCAAGGAACATCCTCTCCAACTTCTCATAAGGATGAATAAGCAAGCACTCGTCCAGATTAGGAACTTTTTTCAATATTTTTTCGCCATATCCTTCTTTCCTTTTTTTGAAATCAATTCGGGAAGTCTCCGCAAATTTGTTACTCCCAATAACCCCTTCACTAAAACGTATTCGAAGTGTTAATCCATCTTCCAAATCCGGAAAAATTGCATTTTCTGGATCATCTTCAATTTCATCATTAAGCATATCTTGAAATAGATATTGACTGATATCCCAAATATGAGGTTTCTCCTCATATTCCTTGTGTTCAATTGGAACCACTACATACAGATTTCTACGGGATATTTTGAGAGCGTCTGTTTCTTCTTTGCTAGCGCCGTCCTTGAAAAGTTTGGATCTGTATTCACAGATGGGGCATTTCTTCCCGATTGATGTCGGGCATACAACAACATCATTCCCCCCGCCGATGTTTCTATGAATAAGAAAAGGCCGTTTGTACCAAAGCTCCCCAGGAACGGCAATGCCGAGCGGGTCATCTCTATCCATATGTTTCTCTGATGCGACTTCATAAGGTAAGAAATCCAGAGAAACTCTTGAAGAAGGTTCTTCTTTGAATATGTCTACCCCTTTTGGTATTTGCAGGTACCCATAAGCCGCCCCCTGTGTCTTTTGTTTGTGACTGTTGTTTGCCACCTTGTCTCTGAAACTACTTTTTCTCCTGGCCATTTGTTTCCTCCTTAGATTCATGTTTTAATAATAAATTCAGATACCTTATCGCATCTATCTTACCCATCATAGCACTCTTACTCATTACGAATGTATAGAATGGAAGAAGTAGAAGAATTATGAGCACAAGTATCCACCATTTCATTTTATACCTCCTTTTTTACGCATACCACGAGCAACCGTAGTATTTGTATCTCTTTGTTTTTGCTTTGCTTCCCATTCTTTACTGATGTTTCTGGGTACTTTTGGGCCTGCAAAATACTGTTGCCCATGTAGGATAACAAGATTTTCCAATGCTGCTTTTCGTGTATAACAAATTTCGTTTTTAGCCACTTCCGCAAATTCCAACTCATATTCTGCTTCTTGTGCTGCCTCTACTGCCAGTTTGTAATCATCATGAGAACGATAGTATGCCTCAATGTCTGCTGCATTTGGTTTAGCTTTATTACAACATCCTTCCGGGTCATCATTTGCCCTCCTGATTAGTTCAGAACGAACAGTTTTAACCTTCTCCCTAAGCTGCTTTACCTCCGCCTGCAAAGCACAAAGATGTTTTCCATATTTCAAAGCAAGGCTCGCTTGTTCCAACCATTCAATATCAAGCGAGTCTGAATCGATTTTCATGTCTTTTTCATAATCAAGATTTGTCATTTTGTTCTTCTCCTTTTAAGTTGTCTCTTCATGTCATCACGAATTGTGAATAACTCATTCATTATTTTTTCTGTTAGATCACTGCGAGCTTCTGCTTCATCTTCCCCAGGAGCCAAGGTATAGCTACTCCCATTCATAATTTTTATATTTTCATAATTTCCTAAGTTTATCGTGATTTCTCCAGATACCCAAATTTTATCTCCTTTTTCAATTATATTTTCCATCCTTATTCACCTCCCCTCACAATTCTATAACAGCGTAGAGTTAAACCAGAAAATCCAGTGTCAAATAAATTCTCTTCCATCTCGTCCATTACAATTCCGGCCTTATCATTCTCTCCCTTCAATAATATACTATTACAATACCCGAGGACTGCCCGACGTATACTTTCTGGAGCTTCGTCTTTCAATCCGGAAAGGATGTTTGCTACTTTCTTCCAACCTGTTGCAGATAACAATGCCCGACATAATTCAATTACCTGAGATTGTTGTTCTGCTGCTCGCTTTGCTAATTCCAGCCTTTTCTCTGGAGTAACTCCTAAGACTTGATCAAGGATTTGTAAGGCGTTCCTGGGGTGTCCCTGACTGTCTTGAATGATTTGCTCGTATATTTCAGGGGCAAGTATTTCCTTCTCTTTTTTCACTACTGTTCGGAGTAATCTATACATCTCCTTTTCCTTCAATGGAGTAACAGTATATTGTGAACATCGTCCTTTAATAGTGGTAAGTAATTTTTGAGGATCAGTAGTTGCCAGAATATAGTATACATGTGAAGGGGTATCCTCCAATGCCTTGAGTAGGGCATTCTGTGCGTCATTGGTAAGTTTGTGGCACTCATCTATCAACCAAACCCGACAACTACCTTCCAATGGCTTGAATTGAGATTGTTTTCTTATCTCCCGGACAGTATCAATCCCGCGGAAATCAGCGCTATCTACTTCTCGAAAATCATTCCCATTCGCTCCTAACCCCCTTGCTATGATACGTCCCAAGGTTGTTTTGCCACAGCCCGTTGGCCCGTGAAATAAGTAAACGTGACTTCTATTCTCTTTGCTCAATTCAGCTTGAAGTGCAGTCACGGTCTCTTTGTTGCCTCGAATTTCTGAGAATCCTTGCGGCCTGTATTTATGGTATAATGACATTTGTTTTTCTCCTTTGTTATATTATACTAAAAAACGTATTTTCATTTAAGGGTATGCATAAAATTTCTTTTCTGCCAGAGATTGATCAACCTCGCCTTTATCCATCTCCACTTCCAAAGGAATATTAATCCATTCCCATTGCTGTAGCAATTCTTTCGTGGCAATTCTATGCATCTCATGGGTAACCATATCAAATTCTGCTGGATTGACATCCAATGTTACATCATCATGTACCTGGAACACAGGAAAACTATCCCAATTCTTAGAGTAAGCAAGCCTATCCAATTCAATGAAAACTTTCAAGAGACAATGAAAAGCTGTTCCTTGGAAAGGGTAGTTAGTAACATCCTTCTTGTTCATCAATCCGGAACAACGAAAACCTGTGAACATATCTACATATCCTCTTCTCTGATAATCTTTCCATACCCTGTTTTTCCACCGTGTGTATTTTTTATATCGAATATTCCAGAAATAGTCTTCCACTTTCTTGACATGCCCCATGAATTTATCACCATTTTTTACTTCTCCTGCTCGATTGAGTTTTATAAGCCCTTTCCTCTCCAAATGGACAAGGGCGGGAGTATCGTCTTTTAGATATGCTTTTGCTGCCCATTTCAATAAGTTAGGCGCACAATTGCCATAATAATCACCGTAGAATTGCGGGAAAACAAAGCCACTCTTACCGCCTTGCCGTAGGTTCCCTTCACCTTTATGATGTTTATCCAATGAATCTAACATATACAATTCAATTGCCATATCACGATGCATGTCACCTTTGATAGTATCATGAATTAACTGTGGATCTTCTGTGTATACACACGCCATTCGAACTTCAATTCCTGAGAAATCCATCCCTGCAAATTGGTAACCTTTACGGGGAAAAATTGCCCCTCGTGTCACTCTCCTAGCCTGTTCATCCCGTTTTGGTATGTTTTGGAAATTCGGGGAATCTGAACTGGAGCGGAAAGTACGTACCAAATGCAAATTGAAAGAAGGATGAATCACTCCGTTTACTTGTTCACGCATATAGGCATCTAAATATGTATCTCTAACTTTCATTAGTTTGCGTACTCGTATTATTGCGTCTAATTCAGGAATTCCGAGAGCACTAAGTGCCTCCTCATCTGTTGCCCCTCTGCCGGAGGCAGTTGTTTTTGCCGGTTTGATTTTTTTGATATCATAGAGAAGATGCGCAACTTGATAATTAGAATTGAAATTGTACTTCGCTCCATATACATGTTTCCAATGCCGTCCAAGTTTGCTTTGCTCTACTTTTTCTTTCAGATGATTTATTTTTTTGGTGAGCTTGTCTTTTTCTTTTTTGCAGTATTCTACATCAATTCTCAATCCAGCACGCTCGGCTCGTGCGAAGGCAAGCGTGCCCTCGTGGAAAAGATCATAAGCAGATTTAGTCATGGGGTTGGTTTTAATCATGATATCTCCAATTTGATTTCAATTATTCTTTGACGGGCTCTTGCATTATTCACATCTTTATCAGGAAAACGTTCTATATTGATTCTTTGGATATACGTTCCCGTCGATTCCTCATGTGTAGTTAGTATAGACAGTAGATCTTCTACGAATTTTTCTGTTGGATTCATATTCCCATCTCCTCTCTTTGTTGCATTGCCAATCTATATGTATATAATGAATCAAGCGCGCAATATGTCAGGAGTTTTTCCTTTCCTCCAGGTTTCTCTATCAATTCCAATACTTTGTTAAGCGAATTTGCATTCTTTGATTCTACTCCTTTCAAGTAAGGGGAGATTTCACTATCATAATCAATAATACCTTGCTGCACATACGTCTGAAATTTTAGGGAATTTACTCCTGGTCTATTATCAAGGATATGTGCTGCCAACATTGAATCCCAGAACCACCCTTGTACAGTTTGACGCAGTCTGATGGCACTCCAGGTATCTTCAAATTTAATGTTATGCGCTATCTTTTTGATATTGGGATTGCTCAGCATCCCAGTAAATTTTCTTCTACCGGTAAGAGAAGAAGGCATCATAAAAGCATATACCTCATTCTCATTGTATGCAATAGAAGCGCAAACAATTCGATGTCCTTTCGCATGCGGTTTTATTCCCGTTGTTTCGTAATCAAATGCTACTAAAGTAGGAAATGTGGGCAAATCAGATGGACTGTCTATAATATGAATACACTCTTCCGCTGTCTTGTATGCTGGAAAAGGTTCTTCCAACATTGAAAAAGCTCTGGATAAATCTTGTTTCCATATTGTATTGGCTTCATCCGTACTGAGTCTTTCAATGTAAGAAGGATGGAAAGTAGGACATAACCAACCTTGCGCATCTAAATCTGGAATAGCCCAACCACGCCACTTAGTAATCCCACCGAAATTCTTTTTCCACCGGTGCCCAATCAACGAAGTGATTGCTGCATTTCCTAAGGCAACTACAACTTTTGGTTTCTTCTCCTCTATGACTTTCCACACCCGGGAACGACAGCAAGCTATTTCATAATCAGTTGGGGCTCTGTTATTTCCTTTCTTATCCATTGGTCGGCAATTCGCCGAGTTAATATTCAAGCAATCTTCAAAGAGATCAATCCCGAGTTCCTTGTACGTCCGTTGTAATAACCGGCCTACTTTTCCTTGCCATTGTTTACCACGGGCGTCCTCCGTTTCACCTGGCGCTTCTCCTACATTAAGAATTCCCTTTTTGAAGTTCCCGAAGGGTTCCATGCGAGGTGATTTGGCATGCTGATAAAGACCACAGGCAGCACAAGAAACGGGCTTGCCTTTTACACGATTAATGTTTTCCTTCTTAGGGAGATCAAAGAATCCTCTCATGCCTCTTCCTCTTTTCCTGTGGTTAACGCCATCACATGTTCCCAATTTTCCCCTATAAATTTAAGCCGATCTTTTTCAAGATAACTGGTTCGAATTTCTTCACAGATTTCTCGTAAGAATAATGGATGGGCTTGAAACGAGACAGGTTCCCCGGAATAACGAGCGTTGATTTCTTCTTCAAACCACCCGGATTCTCCTTCTGCCCGGATATATGTTTTTTTACTACCAAGACGAATAGATACTACTTCATCCAGAAGGAATTCCTTTTTTGAAAACACTGAAGCTTTCTCCAAGATTTCTTTTATTCTTTTTGGAAAGACAATTTTCTCCCCTTGCATTTGAAGAATAGGAGTTAAGTCCGGGTATTTCTCTTCTAAGATACGGCAACTGAAAATGGTTTTATCCTCCATCTTAAAATGAAGCCATCCTTTACTTTTGGCAACATTCTTGATATTATATCGTATAAGTTTCTCAACGATCCGACCAGGGATTAACATGTCATTGATAGGTAGAGTTACCCCTAACGAATATTGAGTGCCTCTAACATTATCACAAGATTCAATTATTCCATCTTTTTGCAGATGAATACAAGTAAGAACAGGACGACTCATATCATTTGAGCAAGAGAAAAGACAAAATTGCATTGCTGTAGAAAGATTGTCAGGGAGTTCCTTCCAAGCGGATAATTCTTCTGTATTCATCAGTGGAAGGGTTATCTCCTTCTGAAGAGAGAAACCGGCCTTTGCTTTTTCACTTTGGATAAGTACTTCTGTTCCAGTAATCTCGATTTCAAGCTCCTCCCCAGTTAATTTGCTAAGTAATTTGTATAGCTCTTCAGCCTTGATAGCGCCAGTAATATCAAGATTTTTCACTGGATGTGAAATAGAAATTTCATCATTGTAAGTAACAATCCTTCCATTGACAAACGCAAAGGAAGTTGATTGCTCAATCATTTCCTTGCTGGCTAATCCCGGCCGGACTACTTCTAACGCCTTTACCAATTCTTGCCTATTGATTTTCATTGAGTAAACTCCTTTTTGATCATATGAATCCAAAATTTGTACGTGGAATATATTCGGTTTTTGCTTTGCATTCGTTTAACCAACCCTCCAAACCAAGTAGATATCGCACATTTATCAACGCTCGACATTGCCATGTTTGCAGTGCATCATATGCATACCCATCTTCCTCAAGTTTCTGTAAGAGGAGAGGTTGCATGTGTTTCACTCCTTTCCCTGCTGTCCGTGCAGAAACATTGAATGTGGAAGGAGGGCATTCATAATCCGGATTCGTAAAACCTCCTTTTGGGTAATTGATATTTCCCATCCCCGCCGCAATTCGCCACGACGCAGCATCACAACTTGTCCATGGAAACGTTCTCAGTGTGGTGTAGTTCGTTACAGCAAATCCATGCGTGTCAACGGCAGTTCCTTCTTTGTGAAGGTATTCAAATACTGTTTCTATCCATCGAATGCGTGTTGTTGACGGCATATCATTCGCAGGGGAAATTCCGATATAAGGGAGGTACTCAAGCATCTTATCAAGCCATCGGAAGCTTTCTCCTTGATGAAATACATGAATAGGTGTTATTCCTTCCTTAAGCATTCTTCGCATATTCTTGTATCCTTCACGAGCAGCTTTTTCAATCAAATCGAGATTTTCTTGTTTTCGATTACTATTCAAAGCATGCGTCTCTCCCACACGACCTGGAATGACATCGAGATTAACAATATACATCTTCTGATTTTTGAAGATTGCAATTTTCTTGAGTACCTCATGTGCATACTGAATATACGTTTGCAGATCAATTTGTTTCCCTTTATTCCAAGCTGTGAAAGCACCCGAATCTACCATGATACACCCATCAGCATCGAGGGGAAGACTATTTACCCAACCTTCAAATTGTGCAGGATACACGTATGAAACAAGCTTATTTTTTACACCTGCTTCAATCAAGTTTATTTCACCTTCTCCTCCTCCTGACCATGGTGCAGCAAAGTATAGTTTAATCGGTTTCATATTCTGCCTCCACGTTGATATGTGTTCCTCCACGAACATTGAATTCTCCTATTACTTTCATCCATCTGGGGGAACAAATTGCAACACAATCTTCCAAAATTCTATTTGTGATAGTTTCCATGAAAGAACCATACTGGCGAAAAGAAAGAAAATATAATTTCAAACTCTTCGTCTCAATACAGAGTTCATCTGGAATGTATATAATCTTGATAATAGCGAAATCGGGCTGGCCCGTTCGAGGGCAGAGACTTGTGAATTCATCAAAGATAAATTCCGTCTTGTAATCTCGATGCGGATATTGATTTTGAAAAGTTTCAAGAACACCCTTTGAGGGTGCTTCATATTGATACTGTGTTTTATTTGATCCAAGACTTTTCAAATGTTTTACCACATCCCTTTTCTCTTTCTTCTTTGTATTTGTATTACTCTGTTTTTTATGCGCCTTATATTTTTTTCCTTTGCAAGAATATTCCCAGTAATGATTATAAAACCACCGCCTATCTCTCTCTTCAAAAGCCCGTACAATTCGGTATTCACCTCTTTTTGAGGTTCTCTCAAACACTCTACCTACAAGTGTGCGAATACCGTCACAAAGTGCAGTTGCATCACTCACGCAATTATTTGGGTATTTCTTGTTGTGCTCACGTACCAACTTGGTTTTGACATATCTCAGAGAAAAGGTTTCCCCTTCATCATATTCTCTCGTAAAGAAAGTAGATACTATCGTGTATACTCTCCGCATAGATTCTGTATTTTTTACAGTCATCACTTCACCTCCTTGTTATTATTTGTTTTGTTATGGTGTTAGAATTATCTTCTCTGTTAACGCTCCCGATTTTTCAAGAATAGTAAGAATGGATGGTATGTACGTGTTTTCAATTCCTGCGTATGACATCCAAATCTCTAACCGTAAAAGCTTCCTCTTCACTTCTGCAACAGAATGTAGAGACGGAGGTGTCATTACACAACGTGCCCCTTTTGTGTTATCAATCTTTGTCAATGCCCATGCCCTCCCAAATAACTTCTGTGTGAGAATGTTTGGCGTTTCCTTATCTCGAAAAATGAGAGGGCGGATGAGTTCGAAATCACAAGAGAAAGGTTGTTTCCCATGGATTTTGCACCTTCCATCTATGTGAGATGCGTACATGCACCATTTTGAAGTATTTTCATTTTGAAAATCAGTGAACACAGTGACTGCCTTTCCATTGATATAGATTTCACGACGTGTAAGTGGGATAGGAGGCACTTCTTCAAGAGGAATGTAATCAAGGGAAAACACAAGGCAACACGCAGCACAATTTGAGGGGCAGGTAAAACCTCGTAAGAGCAATGGAGAAATATGTAATTTCTTAGGGACATATGTTTTCTTCTTGTATGTGAATTCCTCTTTTGTTAGGACAGAAAAATATCTCCCTACTATCTTATCTATAGAATCTATGTTCATCTTGTTTTCCTTTTTCTATGAATTGATGAGCCCCATTAACTCCGTCCTCGTGGCAATTTCATCTAAGAAAGCACCTTTCAAACTTGATGTAAACATGACTGAATTCTGTTTGGAACACCCTCTCATTCGCATACACATGTGTTGTGCTTCAATGATGCAGGCTGCACCTTTTGGTTGTAGTATTTCCATCAAAGTGGAAGTAACTTGTTCTCCTATCCTCTCTTGAATTTGGAGCCTTCGTGCATATATATCTACTAACCGTGCAAGCTTACTGATTCCTATCACCCTCTTGTTAGGAATGTATGCAACGTGCGCCTTGCCGAAAAAAGGGAGAATGTGGTGCTCACACATAGAATATAGTTCAATATCCTTGAGGAGTACAATCTGGTCATACCCGTCAGAAGCGAAGGTAGTAAGTAATGTAGAAGGATCTTCAGAATACCCGGAAAACAATTCTTCACATGCTCTGATAATACGTTGTGGAGTTTCTTTCAACCCTTCTCTATCTGGATCTTCACCTATGTATTGAAGTAAGTGTGTTATACTTTCTGCTATGATGTCTTTTTTCATGTGACCTCCTTCGTGATGTTGAGAAGTCCCCTTCTCTAATCTTTAGCATATTCCGCGGGATCTTGTGTGTTATTCAAACGGAAGGCTTCAAGTCTTTCCCGGCAAGCACCACAAACCTCACAAGCAAGTTCCTGTGATTTGTAACAAGTACGTGTCAGATGGAAAGGCACATTATGCTCCAATCCCCATTTGACAATCCCTGTTTTATCTGTTTTTATGAAAGGCGCTAACGTTTGTACTTTGCCTCCTGTCGCTAAGAAAATAGCAAGATCAACCGCTTTGTAGAACTCAATCCTACAATCAGGGTAAATGGCGTGATCCCCTTGATGCGCTCCGAAAGCGATTGCATCTGCCCCTTGAGATTCTGCAATCCCCGCCAGAATAGATAAGAAAATCATATTCCTGGCAGGGACAACTGTTTGTGACATTGATTTATCTTCGTAAGATCCTTCAGGAATAGCACCTCCTGTTAAAAGAAGATTTGATTTAAACAAGTTCATCATCTCTGAAAGATTGATAAAAGATAAATCATTTTCCAATCCATAATATGCTGACACTCGTTTTGCAGCCTCATTTTCATATTTATTGTGTTTACTTGCATAGTAAAAACTAACGGGCATCACCTCATATTTCTGGGCAAGTGCCCACGCCAATACCGTAGTGGAATCTACCCCACCTGACAATGATATAATCACTTTCATATACATACACCTCTTCCATGATTCTCTCTTAGTTTTAGAAGGAGAGGGTCCCATCCTTTCTTTGTTTCACCAATTTATCAAATTTGTTGTACTTAGGATTTTTACTATCTGTAATCATTGTTCCCCATGCATCTCTTGAAGAAGAAGGAAACTCTTTCATTCCTTTTTCTATCATTTCTTTGCGAGAATATTTCCCTTCTTCAAGTAGAGAGAGGAGAAACAAAGTTCTTTCACCAAATCTTCTTCCCTTGGAACTATCTTTCTTATCAGTACTCTCCTTTTTCTCCTCTTGAACACCTTCTTTTTTATCATCCACACTTTCATCTTTCTGAGAATCTTTCTCATTCTTGACTTCTTTCTTTTCCTTTGTAACTCCAGCAATCACTGATAATGTATCATCAGTAAGATCGTCCAACTCTGGGTCAACCAATTTTGCTGCTTCTTTGATCAATACAATTAGTTTCTCCGGTTTCTCCTTAGTATTAATCTGTGGATCAAGGCCAAGTACCTCATTCAATTCTTTTGCTGCTTTTACCAACGCACTCCTTTTCATAATACTCTCCTCCATTTTTCTTAAATCTTGTTTGGGGTATATTCTATGCTTAATAGATTCATACTCACTATTTCCTCTTAACTTATCGCCCCATCTGTTCGAGAAGCCAAAACCATGGAGGCGACCGAGGCCTTCTGCCACAAGTATTTTTTCATAGAATGCTTCCAATAGTCTTCTACGGCTATTTGGTAGCTTTGTATTCTTCTCATTCCGATTGATGTATCTTGTTAATGCTGCCCGTTCGCCTCCTTTCTTATCTTCCCGTTCTACCTTTGCCATTTCAAGAGAAAGTTCTGTCACCACACGATAAAGTTCTTGCAATGCTTCTGTAGAACGGAATTTTAAATCAGGTAATGCTTCAAGAACAATGGCCGGAAGTTTGCAAGGGTCATTATCAATTTTGACTCCGTTTAATTTCCAAACCATTTTCTATCCTCCTTTGTTATATTATACTGAAAAACCTATTTTCATTTAAGGTAAATTAGCGAGTTTATGTAATTGGACAGAAAATATCACGTAATCCAATAGCATAGAATATACTTGTTCTATATCCTGAACAATATCTGGAATCATCATTCCCTTGGCATTTATTGGACTGATAATAAAATTCTGATTCTTGGGGAATTCACTACGTAGCATCAATTTTTTACAAATGCTAATCGCCTGAGAAAGATCCTCCTTATTAGCAACAACAAATTTTAAGTAATTGTGAATTGAACTACGTAGAATATCAGCGAATACTGATAAACTAAGCATTTTATCAGTCATTCCAGATGAAGCCAATTTGTAATCTACTACCCAACTTACACGTGAATTCTGCGTGGTTAAATTAGGAGGACAAATACTTCCGTTTGTTTCTATCTGTATTTGACAATCAGTATACGTAAGGAGATAAGCAATTAAAGAATTTAAAGCTCCTTTTTGCATCAAGGGTTCTCCTCCGGTAATGAGGATATGTCGTTGAAAAATACGACTGGATATCTCTCGTAGTGTCATCCATCTGCCTTCTTCTTTGTTTTGTGCCTGTGAGGTATCGCAATAATTACAAGGTTTCGGAAAGAAATTACACCCTTGTAAACGAATGAATGTGCACCAAGTCCCTTGTGGAAAGAAACCAGCTTCCCCGGATATAGATTCAAAAATAGAATGCACCTTCAGTTTGTTTTTCATCACTTTCTCCATTCCACATAGCTGGTTGACGTTTCCCATAAACGGACAAGTGCAATTTCACCTTCCTTCCATCCCGCATTACCACATATGTACTCCAATCGCCATAATATCCAATCTACTATATTTTCTGCCGTAGGCATCACCCATGGAAAGTTGATCACTTGTAACGTGTTCCCTTGTAACGTGTTCAGAAAGGTATGATCCAGAATATCTATAATCTCACGGGATACTATTTCTTTCAATCGGGAAAAATCCATCACCATTCCTGTCTTGTTATTTATATATCCTTCTACCCCAATTTCCAAAAGATACGAATGCCCATGAATGTTCTTGCATTTTCCATTGTACTCCGGTAAAAAATGGGCAGCCTCGAACTTGAATTGCTTTACTATCATCATCTTCTTCATTTCCTTTTCTTCCTCCTTTGTTATATTATACTGAAAAACCTGATTTCATTTAAGGGCATTTTAATTTTTTTAAGCCCCTTCTTTTTCTTTCCCTATATAAATATATACCCTTACCTGAGAAAATTGATTTTAGAACGAAAAACCCCAACTCAGCCTATGTTTTTTGAGGAAGAATCAGTAACTCTCTAACACCGGTTTCCCTATTTGTAATCGCTGAAGTACATGGACAGGTTTACTTGTAAGAAAATCATCCTCCCTTACTACGATTTGATTGATTCTCATAATACCAATCTGCTTCTCCTCATCAGTCTGATTCAGACCAAAAAGTGCAGTAACGTGCGCCATCTTCCTTTTATCTTCGCTGAAATCAGACATAGTAAGCAAATCCTTTCCATAGGCGCTGGCCGCCGCCTGAGTAGCTGTGATTACCAAACAATGTCTTTGTTGAGATAATGCGCGAAGTCTCTGCCAAATTATATTCTGTCTATTTCTAAAGTCCAATCCCCGTATATCTGGATCAGAAGTGAGCAAATCTGCATAATCAATTATGATTACATCTGGAACAAATTCTTCATTCCGTTCCCATATATCCAATATGGCCTTTATTTCAGATATAGATAATGTTTCATTCGCATACGTGCTCAAGCGAAAGTGCTTTTTGTATTTCTTTCTCCATTTCCGAGCAGCCTTATACGCCTCTTTCCAAGTCAATGGATTTGTCGCAGGCTTAGGAATAAGCCAGGGAGCGCCTTCTATATCTTTACAATTTCGGCATATTCTGTATTCCGGATTGTTTTTGAAGGCCATTTGTAAGGATTCGTAGTTTATTTCTTCACCGTGTTCAAAAACTCCTATCAAGCTTTCTCTCTCTTCTTTATCACATTCATCAAATTGATTACGTTTACAATCAAGCACTGGAATCCATACATCAGTGCAGTATTTCTCCTTGTGAGGACGCTTTGTCAAATAAATACTCTGCCGCAGTATATATTGATTCTCTGTCATATCCCCAGCCTGAAAAAATGCTACATTACACCCGGAACGGTTCGCTCTCATGGCTATTTCAATTAGCATCCACGTTTTCCCGATTTTTTCTCTTCCCATGAATGCCACAAAAGCATCTCTGGCCATTTCTTGATTCAAGAATTGCCCGAGTGCTTTTCCAAATCGGATTAGTGGTTTTTGCCTTTCTGCGAATGCTTCTTTGATTTTGCTGGCGGACGAGAAAGGGTCTATTGAATTTACCTGCCCTGCCTCCACAGGATGGTAACTGGAAGCGAGTTTCTCTGCTTCTGTAAGTTGCCCGGAAGTAATTTCCCCTTTGACATTCTCCACAAACTGACGTAGGTTTTGTTCTTGGAAATACTTATGTGTCTGATCCAGAAGGTATTGAAAATTGAATTGCCCCCTTTCATACTCATGACTCAGGTTTCCCAGTATCCCGGAGATGTCTTCAACACGTTCTTCATCAAGGTTTTTCATCTGGGAGGTGAAGATCCCCTCTATGTCTTTTTTCGGTGAGCATTGATACTGCTTGAAATAATCTAAACACCAGCTGGATAGTAATCGAGCAGTAGTGGATTCAAGAAATCTGGATTCCCATACTTTCGATATTTCTCTGATGTAATCATCGCTGACAATAAGGCCTGTGATTATTCTTCTCTCAATGAACTTCTCTTGTACCATTTGCATCTAATCATGCCTCCTTGTCAGAATTGATAACAATGGAGGCTCTTTGCCCATTACAATCTGTAAAATAATCAGCCAAAATATCAGCCTTACCATAAGCCTGTTGGCGATTCATCGCCCATGCCTTTCGCACAAGCTTTTTGTCATAAACTGTAATATCCCAACCGTTTTGCTCTTTTGTGACTACTACTATTGCCATGATTCACTCCTTTCTAAAAGAAAAATCCTTTCTTTTTCTTTTCCGGATGTTCCTCCATGAATTTAATAATATTCAATCTCTTGGCTGCTATTTCACAGTAGCGCTCTTCTATTTCTATGCCGATACATTTTCTGCCTATGTTTTGACAGGCCGCCGCCGTAGTCCCTGAACCCATTGCAAAGTCGAGTACCGTGTCGCCTTCATTTGTGTAAGTCTTGATAAGGTACTCCATGAGGGCTATTGGTTTTTGGGTAGGGTGTGCCTTGCCTTTTTGTGATGCATTTGAACTTTCAATTATTGTCGTAGGGTATTTGTGCGTATAGGTATAGATTTTGTCTTCTCTTTTTCTATCCCCACCAAAAGCCTCACCCGTTCCACAATTCTTGGATCGTATTATTTTATTCCGTAAAATCATCTGCGGATTATATTTAACTCTCCCATCAGCAAACACAAGCACATTTTCATGTATTTTCATTGGTTGATATTTGGCAAGAAATATGTTCCCTGCTTTTTTCTTGTTCCAAATCCACTCATACATAAACATTTCCATATTGCTTGAAATTAGAATAGTGGTAAATGGCTGGCTTGCAGTCATTACAATAGCCCTATTCGGTTTTATAAGGCGCTTTAATTCCTTCCACATAGGTTCAAAGGGTATGATGGAATCCCACGAACACGCAGTCATACCGTAAGGTGGGTCTGCTAAAACCATATCAATGTCATTTTCAAGTTCTGGCATAACTTTAAGACAGTCTCCGTGATAAATCACAATTCCATTTCCATCATCATAATATGGTTTCATTCCTCCAACCGCCTGTCTGTATTTTTCATACTGTGAATATAGCACATACCAAAAATCCGTGATGGTATCCTGTCATCCCCTAACTTCTCCGCCAGTTGATCCAAATTGAAATTACTGGTAAAGATAGTAGATTTGAGATATTCATAGCGATTGTTAATGATGATGGATAAAGATTGCAAAGTCCAATCCGAAACTTTCTCTGCTCCTATATCATCCAGGATCAGATATTTCGTTGTACTGTATTTTTCAATAATTTCCATCTCAGTGTGTTCTTGATTTGTGAAAGTGTTTCTGAGCTCCCCTAATAAATTACATACGGGAAGAAAATACGTCCATGGTTCATAGATAGTTTCCCCATTCTCATCTTTTGGAAGTGGAGTCGGGTACAGATAGTCTTCCAGTCTGAGCGCCTCCAAGAGCATAGCCGCCAAAACCGTTTTCCCGGAACCAGCATTTCCATGAATATAAACACCTCTTCCTTTCTCCTGCTGTATCTTTACAATCAAGGTATCTATCTCATCAGGTGATTCAAATTTTTCCAAGTCTCTGACTATCCTTGGTGGAAAAGTTTTTTCTCTAAAACGATCTCTAAATCTTTTTTTCCAATCTTCTGCAGTTTTCATAGTTAAACCTCCTGTCTGTTATTTTCTGCTCTTTGCTTTCTTCTTGCAAGCGCCTGTGCATATTTATCCTTTGAAGGAATGGAAACACTGCGGGTGCCACTACTGGTTGGATTTTGTTTATTTTTATCATCTTCAAAGCCGTGCATTTCCTTTGGATCATCTAACCACCGTTGTTGATTTAACCAAGTGGTTGGGTGCGGAATGTATTTTAGATCTTGCCAACGTTCTGTTTTCCTTTGCTCATGAATAGCCAATCTTATTTGTTTCCAGGTAGGTCTTTCTTTAACGAGCTTATTACATATCTTTTCCCAACATGTTTTGGCTTTGCCTTTATCAATCTTTCTGGGGTACGCTTTCCAGAAGAATTCAAATTGGGAAGGGGTAATATTTCCATTGGAAGAATTACTATGGGGAATCCTTTCTTTTTCCTCCTCTGCATACGAAGAATAATCTTCTTTAGAATTAGTCTTTTTATATGTTAGTCTTTTTAGTCTTTGGTTTCCCATATTGGGAAAACCCATATGTGGGTTTTCCATATGTGGGTTTTCCGGTAGATATAGTTCCCAATCTCTTTCATCTGCCATGGGCAGTATTTCCTCCAAACTAAAATTATAAGGGATATCAGCATACACCCATAGAGAACCTACCCATTCTTTTGTGTCTTTCTTTCTATATCTGATTCGTGCAAGGTAGCCAAAACTTTCTAATTCTTTCAATCCAGTATCTATTGCACTCAGACCCTCCTTCATAATCTTTTGTAGGGATGCTCTGTATGTTTTCCATCCCTCCTTGTTTGAAAGAAGGATACAAAGAATTGCTTTTGCTTTAGCGCTTATTTCTGGATTTCGCAGTAGCTCATTTGGGATTTGTGTGAATTCTTTTGTAATACTGCAATTAATACAATCTGGTAATTTATCATGGTATGTTGTTCTTTCCATCTTAATTATTCCTTCCCTTTTTCCAGATGTTCATGCTCCTTTCGGAATCTATTGATTTCCAGATAGGCAAATTTAGCGTCGTTTGTTTTTACGCCTTCAATAACGCCACATTCAGGGCAATACATAATAACAACATTATGCGTCTCATATTCTGTTATTTTTACCATTTTCTTTCTCCTTTCATTTTCCCAGGTAAACGACCATTCGGGTTTGTTTTCCAAATGTCTTTGCATCTTTCGCCTTCCCCATGTATATATCCACACTTTTTGTGTATCGGGCATTCATCAGATCATTAACCCGTCTTACCCCTATTCCTTTGATATATACACGTCCGCCTAACCAATGCAACAGATCTTGACTAACTGCACAAGTCCATCCCGCTATTGGTTTCTCCAGAATGGTTGTTCGTTTGTTATCTGAATTGCATTCTTTGATGCGATTAGTATATGCCGTGACTTGACATGAAAGGTAGGCAATATTATTTCTGTAGATAATTTTTTCTGTTACAGATGTTTGTGTTGGGATTTGATTGACCTTGTGAATTGTATAGATTTGGAAAATCAGAATAATTACAAGTGAAATCAAATAGCCTTTTTTCATGAGATACCTCCTGTTCAAGTAATTAGGATGTGGCTTGGGAGGAGGAACAGGCTCCTCCCTCTTTTCGATACCGCCCGGCCTGGCAGCGCCACTTTCAAATAATATAGAGTATTATTAAGAAAAAGTCAAGGAAAATTTTTTTCAATAAATTCGTCGGGTTAGCTCTTTCACAAGAATATTTGCATCTTCTTGGCTCAAAGAAGCGGGATCCCCTATGATGTTTTCTTTCCAGGTTTCTACTCCTCGAAATCGTAATTCCCCCATCAGTTTTTTTGCTTGTTCTTGCGCTTGTGGGTCATCATCAAATAGAATAATTACACGAGTGAAGTGCCTTGCGATGTTACGTACCTGGGAAGGGGTGAAACTGATGCCAAACGTGGCAAAGGAGGAGAAACCCAAACGCCAGACATCAGTCACTCCTTCTACACAGATTCCGATATCCCCCCATGTCTCTTGTTTACCATATAGAATCGTTTGGTGGGGGGTTAACTCTCTATCTTGTGGGCATGCCTTGTATCTTATTTCAGATTTACCTGTTATGTCCCTGCCTTGAAAAGAGACAATTTTTCCACCCCATCTGATTGGAATAATGATTCTGTGCTTGTAATACTTTCTATCTAATAGACTGATTGGGCCTGCTCCCATTAGATTCCAATCACGTTCAAGTTGCTCCGGGTTGAATTTTCTTTGTATCAGATAGCTTCGGTGAGGTTTTTTCATCTGTTCACAGTTTGAAGGGAATTTGAAGTTCTTTACTCGTGGTTTGATAGAGGTAGGTCGTGGAGAAGAATATCCTCCATATTGCCGCATCAGATTCCGTGCTTCTCTTCGAGAAACATGTAGCAAGGCAATCAGGACATCTTCTGTTCTATGTACCCCACAGCGCCAACATGTGCAGAAGTTCTTTTCTATATTGTACCCCAGATGGTAATTTCTTGATCCAGCACAAAATGGGCAGTGCAAATTTATCCATCCGGGAGTACAATGTTTATTTCCTTCCGTCATATATTCAATATTATAATCATCTAGTAATTGCGTAAATTTCATGATTATAATAATTCCATGATATAGTCTGGCTCTAATCCGAAATATTCTTCGCAAATATCATATGGTATTTCCCCTTCCATAAGTCGATCATGCAGATCAGCTCTTACAGCATCTATCAGGGCTTCTGCTTCTTCTGCTGTTACCCGATCTCTACGCATTAGTATTTCTTTGATTGTTTCCATATTTCCTCCTTTATCATATTATACTAAATTCTTCCTTTTCATTTAAGGAGGTTTTCATATTTCTTATCCCATTCCATATTCTTGGCCAACTCCATTCCATTCTTCTTAATTTTTTGATAAGTTTTCCTCTGGAAGCCTTCGGGTACGCCTCAAGAATCTCTTCTGGTGCTTTAAAAATGGTTTTGCAGATTAGTTGGAGATCTTGTGGGAGGTCTTGTAGCCATTCTCTAAACAAGTATCGCCCTTCAATATCATCCTGTCCGGGGATATTGTCCTCGAAAAATCCTGGAAAATTGATATATGTTTTTTCCTTTGCACAAAAGGTAATGAGATGGTTTGTCATGATTTTTACTGCCCACGTACTCAGTTTGGCTTTCTCTGGATCATAAGATTGTAGAGCTTCGACGTATGCCAATGCTGCTTCTGAAAACAGCTCGTCGAATTCCTTCCCCGTTGATTTAGCAAAACTCCATGCTACTTTTCTAATCAAATTCAGATCCTTCATTTCCCCATCCTCCCTGTTTTTTGCTCCCAAAGTTCCATGTGCATACGGATTTTTCCAGTTAGACTAACAGAATTTGAAATTGTTTTACCCGCCCGGACGGCGCCAGCTTTTCCTACATGATATCGAAGGTCGCTTTTTACAAACAATCTGTAACGGTTTTTGGAAGGCTTTTCTACGAATTCCAATCCCTCTGTAAGGAATCTAATTACTCGGTCTGTTAGAGTCTTAGGTTTCCCCTTTCTGGGACCTGCTTGAAAAGTTGCATATGCTGTGTTTTTCATCATTTTTTCTCCTTGTATTCATTAATTAGTGTTGAGAGCAAACTTTCTTGCTCTGTTTCTTTTCCATCCAATACACTATCCAGAACCTTTCTTTTGCTATCCAGCATCCGTGCGATTTTTTCATCAATCGTGTTGGATGCAATCAGATGGTACACATTGACCGCATTTTTCTGTCCTATTCTATGACAGCGGTCTTCCGCCTGAGCCAGTTCCCCAGGAGTCCATGGCAGTTCCAAAAATGCTATATTGGAAGCTGCCGTAAGAGTAATGCCAACGCCGGCGGCTTTAATGTTACCAACAAACAGCCGACAGGTTTCATCATTTTGAAACCTGTCAATGGCATCCTGCCGGGCTTGTCCGGAAACGGAACCATCTACTTTTACTGCCCTATCTCCAAATTTTTGCATCAATGTATCGATGGTGGTTTTATGTGTGGCAAATACCACCAACTTTCCATCTACATCCAGGAAGTTTTCAATCCATTCTATAGCTTGTTTCATCTTTCCTTTGATGGCAAGTTGTTTTAGGATTTCTATTTGCGCAAAAGCCTCCGCGTTGGATGCTTTTTCAGCAGCTTCCTTCCCTCTGTTTTTTCTGACCCATGTAATAAGATTACCTTCTGCGTGGGCATATTCCGAAGGATTATCAATTTCGATTGGGAGTATTGAATGTATTTTATCTGGCAGATCCTTGAGAACATCTTTTTTGAGCCTCCTCAACATAACAGTATTTACCAGTTTTTCATGCAGCTCTTCCGTATGGGATGCCCCTGAGAAATCCCATCCAAAACCGTTATGTTTAGCGCCGCAATACCGTTGAGCGTATGCCCAGAAGTTAGGAACAATTGTATCATCTATCAGTTTCAAGGCATTATACATTTCCACAGGGCGGTTAACTACAGGGGTTCCGGATAATGCAATTACATGCGTGATCTTCTTTCCAAGCATTTTAACTGCCTTGGTACGCTTGGCAGTGTTTGATTTCGTATAATGCACCTCGTCTATAATAAGTGTCTGGGCATTGTATTGTTGTAATTTCCCTACCCAGGCAGATAAGATATCATAATTGATTATGATGATATCTCCAGTGAGATCTTCTTTTGCTTTTGTCCCGGATAACACCTGTGTTTTGGGGTTATCCATCCAGGCATGTGCTTCTCTTTCCCAGTTGAGTTTTAAGGAAGCGGGGACAACTATTACTGCGGGACGTTTCTCTGGATGCAATTGTAACCATGCCAATGCTTGTACTGTTTTCCCTAATCCCATCTCATCGGCAATCAATGCTCTTCCATCTTTTGCCTCGATGAATGCAACTCCCTTTTTCTGGAATGGGAAAAGTTTTCCTCCAAGTCCTGGAATTTGAATCTCCTCCACTTGATTTACATGGAGTTTCTTCTTTTCCAAGAAGGCGTCTAATTCCTCATCCAAAACAAATCCCCACCATTTCAAGCTTTCCACTGAATCAACTTTCAATGGGCACGTCCAGAACTTTGGGTACTGGCTGCCGTGAAATTTTCGGCCAGATAATGTCTTGACGTGATCTAAGTCGTCCCTGTTGAAAGGGAAGGTTATTTTTATGAGGGGTTTTCCTCCGTTTTTTTGTATTAATTCAGCATGTTTTCCTTTTTGAGTAGTAGAAGAATTGAGCATGGGATGTTTTTCTGGGATATGAATTTCCTCTCCCCATAGCTCTTCTTCTTCTTCGATACTATACTTGGGAAGCCACCCATCTACTTTATGACCGTATAGATATACGGCCTTATCGGTTTCCTTCAGGGTGGTTGCAATAAAGGTGATAGGCCAATCCTTATTTGTTGCCATCCTTGAAGTGATAGTGTATCTTTTTACTTTCAGGTTTTGTGACATTTGTCAGCTCCTTTCCTTTCCCGGTTTATTGACAATCAGGGAAAGTTATTTTATTTTGATTTGATGGAGATCTCATTAAGTTTATAACCCCGCCTTTTTGAGCGCATCCGCTAAGGCAGAGTTAATTGACGGCGGGGTTGTGTCTACTGCCGCTTTTTTGACAGGGATCAATCCCATTGCTGCCATGATTGATGCCGGCATCTTAATTTCCTCCCCATTTTTCATGGCATGAATGGAGGATGAACGTCCTTTGTAGCCGAATCTTTTCCACGCCATAAATCCCCCGCCAGCAAGAATAGTTGCTATATCAGAAGATTGTAAATCTTCCTTAATGATGATCTTGCATCCTGTGATAGGATCAAGATCATCCCCAATAACAATCCAGTCACCGCCTTTATTACTAATGAACTGGAAGGTTTTGTGCCCCTCTATTGTCCCGAGGTACACTAGGATTCCTTTGGAAGGGAATTCTACATTGTCTTCACAGACAACAATAACTCCCCATCTGCCATTCGTGGAACTTCTTTTAATCTCTTTCATCTTTTCCCTCCTTGCTTGGGTTTGTGTCGTTTAAAATCGGTGTGATATATTACCACACCATTTTTTTTCAGAGTGCCGTCGGTTAATTTATTGACGACACGTATTGCCTTGATGCGATTATTAAAGCGTCGCACCTCTAGAGTGTTATTATTTATTACTATCCACATATTGCACCTCCCCGACATCCCTCGTTGTCGCAAACGCCCCAGGTTGTGAGGCCTCCGCATATTGCGCAGGGCTTAGATTTAGCGAGCCGCTTCGTCTCCGGGGTCGGTGTTACCGTATCCGGTCCCGCCGGCACCCAGCCTAAATGTCTGAAAATGGATTTTTTAACACCATTTACCTCAACCGCCTCTCGGCGGCTGAATGCGTACAAGGGCACTATTTTATATTGTCTCAGTGCCGCCTCTAAAAATCCCATAAAAAAAGGCGCTCCGCCTATCATTGCGGCATGTGCGCCTCTCTCGTGAGCCAGACAGGCAATTCTGTCGGCTCGGAGATACATATCTTGACTATCCGGGATTGACTCAAATGTAAGCGTATCTCGAACTATTTTTTGGTCAGCCGGGGTTAAATCAACTACCCCAGCTTCGATCTGTTCCTGACTCGCTGCGTGCTGAGTCAGATTAAATATTTTTTTCATTTTTCTCTCCTTTTTTGTTTTTTTATTTTTAATATAATATCCTTTTTTTTAAAAGTCAAGCTTTTTTTAATAATTATTAAAATTTTTATCTTTAATAATATCATATAGTTATTTCTTTTCCTTAATTTTTTTCCAAATTTCTTTGTTTTTTTCTTGTTTTTTCTTATTTTTTCTTTATTATTTTGAACAAGGAGAGGAACGGAATGGGTTGCAAAAAAGTAAAGTTCACACAAAAACAAATCAATCAGGTAGAGGCTTTGGCATCTGTTCTGACTGTTGAACAGATATCCGAATATTTCGGGATTTCTTATGTTACTTTTGGACGATTACGAAAAGATAATCCTGAAATTGATAAGGCATACAAGAAAGGCAAAGCCAACGCCATCCGTGAGGTAGCTGAAGGATTACTGGATAAGGCTAAAGCAGGAAATCTGTCAGCCAGTATATTCTTTCTAAAAACACGTGGTGGATGGAGAGAAACAAATCGTACTGAACTTACAGGGGCAGATGGAAAACCTATCCAAGCCAATGTGAATAATGAGGCAAGAGTTACTGTGGACTTGTCTGATAAGACTACAGAAGAATTATTGGCTTTCCGAAAAGGATTGAAAGTATTGAAAGATGTTACAAGCAGCTCGAGTACAGAAGAATAATAATCAGCGCAGTAATTCTATGTCTTTACGACGGACTAGATTTACTGTTCCTGAAACTCCGCTCTCCATGGTGACTCCTCTCTACAATGAAACTACTGCAATTCTCTGTCGACGTTCTTTATATTTTTTCATGCAAGAATTCTGGGGAGAGGTTTCTAACGATGTATTCAAGCCAAATTGGCATCTCAAATTATTCTGCGATGAATTACAAATTATAGCAGAAAGAGTTGCACACAATAAACCAAAAGAATATGATTTGATAGTGAATGTTCCTCCGGGTACAACTAAAACAACCACATTCATGATAATGTTTCCAGTATGGTGTTGGATCAATTGGTATTGGATGAGATTTATCACAGCATCTTACTCGTCAGCGTTATCATTAGAATCTGCGGAATACAGCAGGGATTTGATACGCTCAACAAAATTTACTAATGTTTTCAAAGAGTTATCTATAAAGCAAGATAAGGATACCAAGTCAAACTTTAAGATTATAAAGACAATGCCTGATAACACTGTGAAATTAGGGGGTAATAGATATAGTACATCAGTAGGAGGAACGCTGACAGGTTTTCATGGTCATATATTATTAGTGGATGATCCTCTTGATCCAAATAGAGCAGTAAGTGAAGTGGAATTGGCGAATGCAAATAGATGGATTGACCAAACTCTATCTACCAGAAAGATTGATAAAGCAATCACACCAACTATCATGATTATGCAAAGACTCCATGAAAACGATCCATCCGGGCATCTTCTCGCAAAACAAAAAGCTAATCTCAAACATATCAGTTTACCAGGGGAGATTCGTAATTATAGGAAAAACCTGAAACCGGAGAGGCTTGCAGAAAACTATATAGATGATTTGTTAGATCCGGAACGCATGAGTTGGGATGTATTAAAGGATATGGAAGCGGATCTGGGGCAGTATGGTTATGCTGGTCAGGTAGGACAAACTCCCACTCCTCCTGAAGGAGGGATGTTCAAGGTAGAACATTTCCAGATAATAGACCAACTTCCAGCGCCAGTGAATTTCATTAAGTCTGTCCGCTACTGGGATAAGGCAGCTTCAGATGGAAAAGGGGCATTCACTGTTGGGACAAAGATGTCTGTATTGCGAAATGGCAAATTCATTATTCACGATGTAGTTAGAGGACAATGGTCGACCGAAGTGAGAGAGAAGATTATTAAGGAAACCGCTGAAGCGGATGGAACAAGTGTTCAGATATATACAGAACAGGAACCTGGATCAGGAGGGAAAGAATCAGCAGAAGCTACAATAACTAATCTGGTAGGATTCTCTGCATTCAAGGATCGACCAACCGGTGATAAGGTGTTTAGGGCGGATCCTTATTCGGTTCAAGTGAATAATGGTAATGTAATGTTATTGAGAGGAGATTGGATTACCGTTTTCAAGGAGGAACATCGGAATTTCCCATTTTCCACATACAAGGATCAGGTGGACAGCGCAAGTGGGTGCTTTTCAAAATTGGCAGGAAAGAAAAGGGCTGGTATGTTGTTTTCAAGGCGAAGGAGACGTTAAGAAAGTGGGAGGGCACAATGACATCTGAACAGTTTGATGCATTTTTGGATTACGCAATCGAATTATGTCGAGACACGATGAAAACAAAGGCTGGTGAATATGCCATAGAAGATAGTCGGTTTTACAATTTCATCTGCGCAGGAAGCATAAAGAGAGAAACACCAGAAAAAGCTTTGTGGGGTATGTATGTTAAGCATTTAGTATCAGTAATAGACATTGTTGAAGCGGTGGAAGCAGGAAAGGACGTGCCACGTGATCATTATACTGAAAAATTGAAAGATTCGATAGTTTATCATTTGCTTTTTTGGGGGATGTTGGAAGGGAGAGTAGGCGAGGGTTATGTCTAAGAAAAATACCGAAGAATTACAAATACAAGTTAATCGAATCAAGACGCTTTCCGAATTAGTGTCCAGAGTGAAGCTTGCTGGAAGATTAGGGCAGCAATATGGGACTGATCGAGATATTTATGAGGCATTGGGGTACCCTAAAACGCTTACTTATAGAGACTTTGCTGCCCGTTATGAAAGACAAGACATTGCCCGGGCGGTGATCGATAAACCGGTGGATGCTTCTTGGCAAGGGGGTTGTCTTATCCAAGAATCCACGGAAGAAGATACTTCTCTGGAGAATGCTTGGAAGAATTTGGTTCAAGATGCCGAGTTGGATGTAATTGATAAGCTGTGCCGATTGGATAAACTTGTAGGAATAGGGGAATATGCTATTCTGTTATTTGGATTAGGGGATGTCTCGAACAAGGAGCAATTTGCAATGCCGGCGGGAAAGTCTTCTCAACTAATATACTTACGTCCTCTGGGTGAAGGAAGCGTGGCAATCAATCAGTGGGAAACCAACACGCAGGATCCTCGATATGGTTTGCCCTTGATGTATGAATTGAAATTATCTCAGGCGGATTCTGACATAACAACAAGTCTGCGGGTGCATCATTCTCGAATTCTCCATGTTGCGGGTGAGCTTCTGGAAGGAACTGTTAAAGGTTCTTCTCGATTGCTTCCAATATATAATAGATTGTTTGACCTGGAGAAATTAGTAGGTGCTTCTGCTGAAATGTTCTGGAGGGGAGCACGACCCGGATACAAGGGGAAGGTGGATAAGGATTATATGTTGACTTCTGATGAAGAGGAGGATTTCCGGGATCAGTTGGATGAATATGAGCATAACTTGAGAAGATTCTTGATCAGTACCGGAATAGATTTATCCGCTATGGAAACTCAGGTGGCAGATCCAAGTAACCATGTTGATATCCAAATTCAAATGATAAGTGCGCAGACTGGGATACCAAAACGGATACTGACAGGAAGCGAGAGAGGGGAACTTGCTAGTACTCAGGATCTTGCTTCGTGGTATTCCTTAATACAGGGAAGAAGGGATAATTATGTTGAGGGGAATATCCTCAGGCCATTCATTCGGAAGTGCCAGGAGTTTGGGATTCTTCCTCCTGTGAAAAATGAAGAGGAAGGTTATTCCATAATCTGGAAACCGATGTTTGAAAAATCGGATAAGGAAAAAGCGGAGGTTGGGGAGATACGGGCAAAGGCACTTAATCAATATGCAGCGCAGCCTATGGCGGAATCAATCGTTCCACCGGAAGCCTTTTACAAGTATTTCTTGGGATTTGACCAGGATCAAATTGATATGATTACAGAAATGCAAGAAACTGCGGTTAAAGAGGAAGAAGAAGTATGACATTATCCAGCAAGATAACAGAAATACAGCATCGTATTGGATTATCCACGGATGAGAAACCTTCGGGAATGGCTCCTGGGTCTACTATCTACGAGTATGACACCGGTCGAGTGATGGAAACCTATGATGGAACGAACTGGGTGGAGAAATTTAATCCCGGAGTTCCTATCAAGGGGTACCGGGTATCTGATGAGACATACCAATCCTTACGATTATGTGCATGCTATGGTTCTTTGGTAGTTTCCATGGAGGAATGTATTGCAGTTTCGGAAGGGAGGGATTATTATTACTATGATGTTCTTGACCCTCTTGGTGCTAGTGCTTCTCAAGATTATCTGCTAACTATACCGAATTCAGATTTGAAAATCTACTTTGATCTAATTGTTACATTTGGTGATGGGGCAGGGTCTCTTGAAATATATGAGGGCGGCGATAGAGTAGGTAGCGTTCTCCAAACAATAATAAATAGGAATAGAAATTCCTTGAACAATACCATGGCCACGCTTCATAAAGGGCAAAGTGGTGGAACAGAGGATGGTACTATAATATATTGGAAACGAATAGGTAAGAGCGGGGGCAATGTTAAGTCTGATACTGGTGGGGCTGTAGGAGCAGCGAAATACAAGATATTGAAGAAAAATACTAAATATATTATTCGTATTACTGATAAATCAGCGGCGGAAAATAATGTATCTTTTGAAATGCGTTTGATCGAGCATGAGGATATAGTATAGCATGGGACTTCCCGCCAGAAAGATAGAGACAATTATCACTCAGAAAAAGAAAGCAGTGGCTGTTTCACGGTATGACCCTACCAGAACAACCCATCTGAGAAATGCTTTTGTTCGTGATTTGAATAAACGATTCCGATAATCCGTAGAGCCATCATAGAGCAAGACTGTTTTGGCATGCTGGATACGGAATTCAAAGTAGTGACTCTGGCAGCCTCTGATTTCTCCCTCCCGGGAAGAAAGGCTTTTACGTTTCCTCGATCTGAAGAGAAAGTCAATGCTTTCATGAATTGGTTACAGGGGCAGGAGGCAAAGGGAATCCTCGAAGTAGGAACAATGCAACAGATAGGCACCCCCATTGAAACAGCATGGACGAACAAGTATATTAAGGATTCATATCAGAGAGGAGTTCAGAGGGCACGGTGGGAGATGAAAAGCGCAGGGTACAAAGTGCCTCCTATATCAGAGACTGGTGGAATATCTGCAAGCATGTCAACCCCCTTCCACATGGATCGAGTCGGTGTTCTGTATACCCGTGTTTTTCAGGAGTTAAAAGGTATCACAAGTCAGATGGATACCCAGATAAGCCGGGTGCTTTCACAAGGGATTGCTGATGGGAAACACCCAACGGAACTTGCAAAATTATTGACCAGGGCAATATCAGGACCTGTAGGGGATCTTGGAATAACAGATACTCTGGGAAGATTCATTCCAGCAGAGCGGAGAGCGCAGACTTTAGCAAGAACCGAGATAATCAGGGCACATCATCAGGGAAATATACAGGAGATGAAGAATTGGGCGGTTGAAGGAGTAAAGGTCAAAGCGGAGTGGGTGACGGCCGGATACAAGGTATGCCCTGAATGCGCAGCGTTGGAAGGTAAAGTTTATAACTTGGATGAAATACAGAACAAAATACCTTTACACCCAAATTGCAGGTGCTGTGCAATCCCCGTGAAGGCAGGAGAGAAGAAAGTAGGAGAGTTTCCTAAGGTTCCTAAGGCACCGAAGAAGGCTCGCGACTTTGAGAAGGAATTTCGAGAAATCAGAGAATCTTATGAAAGAAAGGTAGGGAAAGAAGGTCTTGCAAAGGCTGCTTCTCTGCGAATTGAAATGAGGAAAGCAAAAATTCGTTGGGTGAATTCTTTACCAGAGGAAGCTTATGAAGAGGAACGTAAGAAGATTCTTCTACATCTGATAGGAAATGAAAAGAAATATCTTAAGAAAATAGAAGCAGGTACTCATTGGATACCTTATGATGCGTTGGAGACTTTGAAGGAAAATGGATTGGAAGTTACTTACAAGGCGGATGTACGGTCTTTCTATCGTGCTTCTTCTGAAGTTATTACACTTTCCAGAAGGGATTCCGCCCAAGTGATTGCACATGAATTTGGACATGCTATTGATGATCTTGTGATGAATCGAAAATTTGATACTTCATTTTCTTTCAAAGGAACAGGCTTCATCGGGGAAGGAAATGAGTATGTTTCTAAGGAACAATTAGATGCTCTTAGAAAGGAGTACAAGTCTCTTAGTAGTGGTATCAAAGGGGTTTTCAAGAACGGGGATGGTGCATATTGGAAGAATAATTGGCTGGATGTTTATGAAGGGCGTATTTACAAAGGTTCTTCTGGTTTAGGGGAAGAGTGGTGGGCAATGAATTGCCAACGTTATCAGAAATACAGGGCGGGATTGATTAAGTATGATGCTGATTTACAGAGACTCAAAAATGATTACATGCATTCTCTAAAGGTTAGGGGGGAGGAGCATTCATTCACCAAAACAATGAAGAAAAGATACGAGACGTTGTTGCAGGAAGGAAAAGAAGTTTGGTCTGCTCGCCTTTCTAAGTGGGACAAGGTACGAGAAAGATACTCAGAATTATCACAGTTTGTTGAAGAATCTTTCTCTGGTAGACTAATGAGGAAGGATTTATTATGAGAATAAAAATATCACACGGGGATTCAGAAGGTTTTGTAACATATAATGAGAAGGAACAAGAGATCCTTGTTGATTTTGAGGATGCGCTGGTTCAGGAAGAAGTAGACACGTATTTACATACGCAACGCTCTTTTACGATTCCTGAAAGTAATGTTGTTGATGATTTCCGTCGAGACTTTGTATACCCTTATGAGAATTTAACGTACTTTGAATTAGCAATGAGTGAGTTGCACGCACATACGGATGTGTGGGTGCATTGGTAAGGAAGGAGAGAGAATGCCCCTACCAAAACCACGCAAGGATGAAAAACAAGATGCTTTCATTTCCAGATGTATGGGAAATGATTTGATGAATACAGAATACCCAGATAATAGTCAACGGGTAGCTGTATGTTATAGTCAGTGGAGGAGCAAAATGAAGAATCAACAGTACAAAGTATTAACAACGAATAATTATACAATTCGAACGGAGGCACACCAGGGGGCAAAGCATCTTGTTATCCCAGTGGTCATGATGGTTGAGGGGGTACACAATGGAAGTGCAGGGCCACTACTTCATACCCAAGATGAGTTAGGTAAGTTTCCAGCGGCATGGAATGGAATACCGGTATCAATTGGTCATCCGGAAGAGAATGGGCAACCAATATCTGCTAATTCTCCAAGTGTTATCGATCAGTCGGTAATTGGTAGGGTGTATAATAGTAAGATGGAAGATGGTAAGTTGAAAGGGGAAGTTTGGGCGGATGTAGAGAAGTTGAAACAACTATCCCCGTTGGCTTACGCGTATATCATGCAACAGAAACCGCTGGATGTTAGTGTTGGTGTTTTTTCAGATGATGAACCTACTTCTGGTGAATGGGGAGGTGAGAATTACGTGGCTATTGCGAAGAATTATCGACCAGATCACCTTGCTCTATTACCAGAAGCTACAGGAGCCTGTAGTTGGCAGGATGGGTGTGGTATAAGAGCAAACTCAGAAGGGCTTTTAGAGGCAATAAATTTGGTAAGGGATAAACTTTACTCCTTAGATAGCGATACGGATTCGTATTACCTTGAGGAGGTTTATGATGACGGTACTTTCATTTACAGGAGAAATGTACGAGGAGCAGGTGAGAAATATTACAAGAGAACGTATCAAATCAAAGATGAGGGGGTGCAATTTGGCAATGATGAAGAGGAGGTGGTAAAGGAGATAAAGTATAAGAAGATAGTAACTATGAAGAGAACGAAAAATACAAAAAACAATATAGGAGGTAAAAGAATGGACAAAGTGCAGGAACTTCTAACCATTGCTCCTTCGGTGTATACCGAAGATGATAAGGAGTGGTTGGAGAAATTGGAAGAGGGGCAGGTTGATAAGATGATTACGTGCGCCAAAGTGAACGCAGAAGTCACTGCTGCAAAGGAAACTGCAGAAGCAGACAAGGTGAAGGCAGAAGAAAGGGTCGTCGTTTTGGAAGGCGAGATTGCGGAACTGAAGAAAGGAGCTCCCCAGGTTAATGAGGAAGCTGCTATGAAGATTCTGAAGGAAAAGGTTTCTGATGTTAAGATTTTCAGTGAGCTTCTTCCTGATGAGTTGAAGGAGCAGTTCAACTATGGGCAGAAAACCTATGCGGCGCATCGGGAAGAATTGGTAACTCATATCGTAACTAATCAGCCTGGAAAGAGTTGGACGAGAGAAAAATTAGATGCGTTGAACATGGATATGCTGGAGGATATCGCGGATTCTATCAAAGCTCCTGTTTCTTATGAAGGCGCAGTCGGTGGATTCTCCGTGAACACGGATGAGGAAATTCTTCTCCCGCCAGGAGTTGAAAAAATACTCTAATATTATTAGAGTTGAGGTAGAGAAAAATAACAATAAATTATAGGAGGTACAAACAATGTCGTATAACACGATTAAGTTAAAGAAATACTCTGATATCATAGAAGAGTATGAGGCCGCAGGGACTATTACCCCCGGCATGCTGATCGCATTGAATAGTGACGGAAAAGTTGTTGCGCATGCCAATGCCGGGAAGTTTGCAGAGAAAATATTCGCCCTTGAAAATGAATTAGAGGGTGAGAGTATTAGTGACACTTACGCCTCTGGTGATCAGGTACAGTGTTGGGTTGCGGGTAGAGGCGACCAGGCGTATGCACTTCTTGCAGATGGGGAAAGCGTGAGTATTGGCGATGCCTTGGAATCACATGGGGATGGTTACCTACAGGCAAGTGTAGCAGAAACAGCCAGCGGAATTACATATCCTGATTCTGTAGTTGGCGTTGCTCTTGAAGCCGTGGATATGTCAGGTTCTTCTGGTGAAGATCCTAGCGGTAGAATCAAAATTCGAATTATATAACAAGGAGGTAAATAATAATGATTGATGCTATATTAGGAAATGGGCAGGTGCATGGCGATGTGGCGGCATATATGGCAGGGGAAGGGAGACTGAACCCCGGTAATATGCGTCCTTGGCTTGGTAAAGATGGGGGAGCTTACGTCACTGTATTCACTGGTGGGGATGCAAAGAACCCCAAAAATTACAAGGCTATGCAGGTGAATGCAGCTACTCTACGACGGGATGAGTGGAAGACTTTAGATGATGCTGTAGTTAAGGTCAGTGAAACTCGTTTGAATGGTATTGCAGATCTCATTGCAAATGGCCTGACGTATGATCTTGGGAATGCAATGGGTACTACAGTGCTTGAGTGGCATGATGTATCGGATGCTATGGAGGCTGATTTGACAATGGACGGGGTTTCTCGGAGTAGAGGGGATCGTCCTGTTTATCAGACGAACTATCTTCCGATTCCGATAATCCACGTTGATTATGAAATTAATGCGAGGGTGCTTGAGGCCAGCAGGAAGTTGGGGAATCCTCTGGACACCACTTCTGCCGAGAGAGCTGCTCGTAAGGTGAATGAAAAATTGGAGGAAATGCTATTTACTGATGTTGATTATGCTTGGGGTACTAAGGATGATCGCTCCAGGAATAAGATTTACTCCTATCTTAATTACCCTGATATTAACAGCGTAACTCTCAGCGCAAACTGGGACGCATCTGGAAAAACAGCGGCACAGATCCTGGCAGACGTCTTAAACATGAAACAGTCCAGCATTGATGCGAAGCATTATGGCCCGTGGATGCTGTATATCCCAACTGCATATGAAACGGTATTGGATGAGGACTATGATACCACGACTCCGGGTACTACTATCAGGGAAAGAATCCTGAAGATAGCTGGAATCAAGGATATCAAGGTGGTGGATACTCTTACAGCGGATCATGTACTGCTAGTGCAGATGACAAGTGATGTTGTTCGGCTGGTACGGGGGATGCCTATTCAGAATGTTGAGTGGCAGACTGAAGGTAAGTTCATTACGAAGTACAAAGTGCTGACCATTCAGGTTCCTCAGATTCGTTCTGACCAGGATGGGAACTGCGGAGTTGTGTTGCTTGCTGCATAAGGTAATCTTAACAGATGGTGAAGGAGATTGTGATGCACGAAAGTAAAGAGATCCGATGGCGGAAAATAGGGGGTGGTTCCCTCCGGTATATTCGTGGTAGGATTATAAAACCAAATGAGGTTTTCACTGCACGACCGGAGGAAGTTCCGCTTGCCTTTCGTAAGCAGGTAGTAGCGTTGGAAGATATTCCGGAGACGGTGATTGAACCTATGCGGTCTTTTACAGCCCTTCGGAGAGAGCCTTCCCCAGACATTGAAGAAGGAGATGTATACGAGGTACAAAAGCGTTCTACCGGTGGTTGGTGGGATGTGGTGAATTCTGTATCCGGTAAGATTATCAACGAAAAAGGTCTTCGGGAAGGGGCAGCAAGAGAATTAGTAGAGGAATTAAATACATGATCTGGACTGTCCCCCGATTGTGGGAAGGCGCTACGTGTTGGATTGTAGGGGGAGGAACTTCCATGCCCTTGCAATTTGGAGTTCCCCAGGAGATAATACAGAAGGTATATGAAGGAAGGCTCTCTCCTTCTGTATACTCTGATTATATGAAACCTCTTCACAAACAGCATGTAATAGGGATTAATAATGCATACCAACTAGGGATGTGGATTGATATTCTGTTCTTTGGTGATGGTGATTGGTATTCGAAACATCGTATGAAGTTGGCAGAATGGCCGGGATTGAAAGTATGCTGTGATCAGAAATTAGCAAACTGTTTGCGGAATAAGATGGAAGGTATTAAATTTCTTGAACGTGATAAGGAGCGAAAGGAAGGGATAACTTCTGATCCTTCGAAGGTTTCTTGGAATGCAAATTCAGGGGCGGCTGCTATTAGTTTGACGCATCATTTGGGGGTGCGAAGAATAAATCTGTTAGGGTTTGATATGGCTATGGATGATAAGAAAACTCATAGTCATTGGCATGGTTCTCATATGCCGCCGGGACAGAAGGTAAAGCTTCGCCCTCCATTTGAGAAGCATTTGAAAGGATTCCCAGCGATAGCACAAGACGCAGAAAAATTGGGAATAGAAATATACAATCTCAGTTCCGTTAGTAAAATTGATTGTTTTTCAAAAATTACATTGGAGGAAGCATTAAAAAATGGATAGGCAAAACAAAGTATGGGGAGAAAGATGGATAATTCGTCAAGATTCTACGCATTGTACTTCCTTTTTGAAATTGTTGACAAATCATAGATGTAGCTGGCATTCTCATACGGCCAAGTATAACCTGTTTGTTTTATTATGGGGAAGGGTAGGAATTGTAACAGAGGAGTTAAACGGGGAGCGTAGAGAAATGATGTTAACGGAAGGGCAATGTTTTACTACACGGCCAGGACAATTACATGAATTCAGAGTATATGAAGATTCGGGGATGATTGAGGAGATGTACGTGGAGTACAATGAAGATGATATTAAGAGAATAACACTTGGAGGAGAATTAACATGAAATCTTCTGCCGCCAACGCAGAAATATGTGGATGGAAGAAAGTTGGTGGTGGAAGTTTGCGTTGGAATGGACAAATTATAAAACCAGGACGGATTTTTTATGCTACAAAAGAAGATTTACCAAAAGCATTTTTAAAACAGATCGTGCCAGTTACTCACAAAGCTCGTATAGCTTCTTCTTCTATAGAGGATTTGAAAATTTATTATGTATCCAGTGAGAAAACATCCCCTCGTTTTGCGAAGGCATTTGCTATAGGTAGTGGCGGTATGCTGATAGAAGGAGATACTTATCAATTAGGTAATTGGGCAGGATTTGGTTCACCAGTAACCTGGTTGAGTTTACAACAAGCGCAAAAGATGGGTTTCGATTGGTATTATGGTGATCATGGTTACTTTAACAGGAATAGAAGTTTTCGGGTGACGCGGAATGCCTATCAAATGGCACATATTCAAACTGATGGATACAAAGAAACGGCGGCGAATCAAAAACGATTGGATGTATGTAAGATAGTAGAAAAACCCTGGGAAAAGACTGGAAGAAATATTCTAATATGTCCTCCTGATATAAATATTTCTCGTTTACTTGGTTTTTCTATATCAGCATGGAAAAAGAAAATCATTGAACGAGTAAAAAAATATACAGATAGATCAATCATGATCAGAGAACGGCGTGATAAAACACCTCTAATAAAAGCATTAAAGAACACCTGGTTTCTAATCACCGCATTTTCTAATGTAGCAGTAGATGCTCTTATTGCAGGGATACCAGTGCATACTACTGATATATGCGGAGCTTTTCCATTATCCACTCCATTGAAGAATATTGAGAAACCCACATACCCGGAGAATAGAAGGGAATGGTTATTGAACCTTTGCGCAAATCAATGGACGCTACGCGAGATTACATCAGGGATGTGTTGGGATAGGATAGGAAAAAAGATATGAAATTTTCTAAAGAAATTGGATGGTGGTTTCCTGATAAAGAAAGGCATATGATACAATGGATGTTGTCGGTAAATAAAAAGGTTGCTGGAAGAAAGGCTTATCAATATCACAAATATGAAGCATGTTTTCCCTTTATACGAGCTACAAAAGATATTTGCATTGATGTTGGTGCTCATATTGGAACATGGTCATATTATATGGCTCAAGATTTTCAAAAACTTATCGCATTTGAACCAATATCAATTCATGCGAATTGTTGGAAAAAGAATGTAAAAGCAAAAAATGCTACTTTAATACGACATGCTTTAGGGAATTATAATGGAAGAGCTTATCTTTCTACAAGAACAATAGATTCTTCTGGGGATACCGGTATTGATGTGGAAGAGGTAGAAGATGCTCAAGAGACTTTGATACTTCGCTTAGATGATCTGGAACTTCCAGAAGGAAGTATTGATTTTGTTAAGATTGATTGTGAGGGTTTTGAGTTGTTTGTCCTGCAAGGGATGGAAAGATTGCTCTTAGAACATAAACCCTGTGTCATCGTTGAGCAGAAACCAGAAACAGGAGGTTTCAAGAAATATGGCATATCCAGTACAGCAGCCATTGATTATTTGAAGGCATTAGGTGCTATTCAATGTAGACGAATACAAGGAGATTACATTTTAAGTTGGTCATGAGGAAATGATGAAATGGGTTATGGCGATGAAATAATGGCTTTGGGAAGAGCGGAGGCGATTTACGCTATCCTTGGAAAACCCGTGGCTATTCATGGAGTGAGCGACAATCGTCGAAAGCATCCTGTATGGAGAAATCATCCGGCAGTGGATTTCAATTCTCCATTACATATTGTTGATGGACCTTCTGCTCGTCCATATATTCTGCGGTGGAGTCGTAATCCAGGATTGATAACTATATGGAATACAAAGTATCGTGCACGCGCAGGTCATATTCGCTTGACTGCACAAGAACAGGCCGAGGCGCTATGCCTAACTCCGGAAATGCCGTTTGCAATTGTAGAACCTATTGTAAGGAGAGGGAGTAGTAAGAATAAGGATTGGGGATTTGAACGTTGGAAAGCGGTTGTTAAAGATTTTCCAATCCCAGTATATCAATTCGATCCGGATGGGAAAACGAAGATTCTTCCTAAAGTAATTGCAATAGATTCTCCGAGTTTTCGGGTATCTGCAGGTATAGTAGAACATGCTTCTTTGGTGATGACAGTTGACGGGGGTATGCATCACATGGCGGCAAGTATGAATACCCCTGCCGTGGTGGTGCTTGGCGGGTTTGCCCACCCGAAGATTACAGGATATGCTTACCAAAGGAATTTCTATGTTGATCTTCCAGAATCACCTTGTGGAAGATATTATCCTTGTGAACATTGTAAGAAAGCAATGTCTATGATTAAGCCTGAAGAAGTTCGTCAAGCAGCGTTAGAAATGTTGAATAAGGAGGACTGTGATGGCAGTTCGAGTAACAGCCGCTGAAGTGAAACAGATTATAGATACTGATCTTGCAGATGAGGTAGTAGACGCCTTCATTCTTGGGGCTAATCATACTGTAACGGAAGTGCTCGGAGATGATACGAATCTTTCTGATGGGCATAAAAAAGAGATTGAGAGGTGGCTTGCTGCCCATCTGATCGCTGCTACAAGAGAACAGCAAATACAAAAGGCAGGCGCTGGTGGAGCGAATGTAACTTACCAGGGACAAACTGGTATGGGATTGGAGGCTACTTTATACGGGCAACAATGTATTCGTCTTGATACAACTGGTAAATTGGCGGCACTTGGTGCAAAACGAGCTAAGATAACAGCAATAACTTCGTTTGATTGAAAGGGGTAGAAAGCCATTAAATTTTCCTCAAAAAACATAGGCTGAGTTGGGGTTTTTTGCTCTAAAATCAATTTTCTTAGGTAAGGGTATATATTTATATAGGGAAAGAAAAAGAAGGGGCTTAAAAAAATTAAAATGACAAAACCAATAGAAAAATTTCTTAGAAAATTGAGCGTGCAAACTGCAGTGTATTGGGGGGCACCTGTAAACGATGGGTACGGCGGTTATACTTACTCTACTCCAGTTGAAATTGCAGTTCGTTGGGAGGGTTCGACAAAAGTAATCACCATTTCTAAAGGGGTAGAATATGTTAGTCGGGCGGAAGTCATAGTTAATCAGGATGTAGATGAAGAAGGGTATTTGTATTTGGGAACATTATTAGATTTGACGGAGGAGCAGAAAGTAGATCCACAGTTGGTAGATGGCACATGGAAGATTATGAGATTTGATAAGACTCCTATGATTTTCAAGACTGACGAATTCGTAAGAAAGGTTTTCCTCTAATGAGCACGGCAATAGAAAAAGCAAGTCTTCAGGAAGTGGTAAAAAATCTTAATAAAGAGATTAAGGGAATTGAAGGGCGTTCCTTGAAAGGCATGATTGAAGGCGTGATTGATGTTCGGCGTGATATGGATAAGACATCTCCTATGATTCCGGTGGATACTGGAAATTTGAGGCAGAGTTGGTTTGTTACAACTTCTAAAGGCGCAACGCCACAAGGTAAATCCCCTAATTTCAAGGGTGAGAATGCGGGAAAAATGGCATCTGAACATTCCTCAGTAAAAACAGTTGCTGCTGGAAGAGCGAAGGCTAAATCACGAAAAGGGCCTGTAGTAGCTTTTGGTTTCTCTGCGAATTATGCTTTGAAAGTGCATGAAATGTACGGGAAGCATTTTCGACGTCCGGATGCAGGTGCCGGGTTCTTTGTAGCGTCAATAAAACGAAACAAAGAAAAGATTTTGAAGGCGATCAAAGAAAATGCAAAGGTAAAAAAGTGAACCCGACAAGCGTTGATGTATGCTCATTGTTAGAAGCGGATTCCAGTCTTGGATTGACATTTGCTACTAATTTGTTTGTTGGCAAAGAGCCGGCATCTCCAGATAATTGTGTGACTATATTTGATATCTCAGGAGATGCCCCATTACTCACATTGGGAGGAAAAGGAGGGATTACTTATTATCAACCATCTATTCAGGTGCGAGTCAGAGACAATAGTTACTTAACGGGATGGGGATTAATTCACGATATACAAGAATACCTGCATGGTATTAATGGAGAAGTAGAGGGCGGTACAGAGTATCTGCTTATCAAAGGAGTAGATGAGCCTGCTCTACTTGATAGAGATGAGAATGATCGTGTGAGATTCATAGCAACATTTTCAGTACATCGTAGGCAGTAATATAAACAAAATAGGAGGTAAATAATTATGACAGCAGTAGAGGGAGTTACAGGAGTTGGGACAGTATTCCGTAGATGGAATACTACATCCAGTGAATGGGAAACAATAGCAGGAATTACTAATATTGGCGGTCCCTCAGCATCACGAGAAACACATGATACCACGGCGTTGGATACCGCAGGAGGGTATAAAACATTCATTACCGGATTTCGAGATGCTGGGGAAATTACTCTTTCAATGATTTTCAATCGAACAGAATATGATATTATGGTTGGTGATTTTCAATCAGATGACGCACAGAATTATGAGATAGTCCTTCCAGATGACGAAGATACCTCAATTGAATTTGAGGGGTTGGTCACAGGCATTCCATTAACAATTCCGGCAGCGCCTATAACATTAGAGGTGACCATTAAGATTTCAGGTGCAATCACCATAAACTCAGGTAGCTATTCAGGATCACCAGCATAAACTAACACAGATGGGAGAATTATAGAATGAAAGTATTGACAAGAGAAAGTTTATTAAAAAAGGAGAAGTTGAAAAAGGAGAAAGTTGATCTTGGAAAGGGTGAGTTCGTGTTTGTTCGTCAAATGACTGGACGTGAGCGTGATCGATTTGAGCAAAGTTTGGTGAAGGAAGTGACAGATGGCAAAGGGCAATCGGAATTCAAACGCTCCCTTGATGACTTCCGTGCGAAATTAGCAGTTCATACGGTTTGTGATGAAGAAGGGGACAATCTTCTGAGACCAGAAGATGTTTCTACCTTGTCTCAGAATATGAGTGCAGCAAGATTGGAATTGATTGTGAATAAGGCGCAGGAATTGAATAGAATTTCAGAGGAGGATAAGGAAAATCTGGTAAAAAACTCAGAAGCCGTCCACAGCGCCGATTCTACTTCCGACTCTGTCGTGAGTTAGGTTATGCTCACCCAGATTATTTGCTGGATGAGTTGACGTCGGAACAGGTTGGTGAATGGATGGCTTATGATAGTATTGATCCTATCGGGAAACATAGGGATGATTATGGTTGGGCAATGGTGTGTTCAGTGATGTATAATTTGGTGCTTGATATATATTCAAAGAAAGGGGAATATCCAAAACGAACCACCCCCAGTGATTTCATCCCAAAATGGGGCGCAGAGAAAAGAAGAGATGTTCAGAAAGTGCAGTCAGTAGAGGAGCAGAAGGCTATTTTGTTAGGATTAGCGGAAAGACATAATAGGGCAAGTAATAAGAAGGAAAAAAAGCATGGCTGATTTAGGGACATTATATGGAAACCCAGTTTCACAAGTTTCAGAAAGGTGGGGTAGCCGCGCTCAGAAAGGTAAAGAAAGCTGTTTTTAGTCTGCAAACAGTTATAGGTGGTTTGGCTATTGGGATGGTAGCACGTGATGTTATCAAAACCAAAAATGAATTTGTGAAATACCAGAAAACGCTTGAAACACTTGAAGGTTCTCAAAAAGCAGCAAACAAGAAATGGCAAGAAATGCTTCAGTTTGCTGAGGAAACCCCTTTCAAAATAAATCAAGTTATGGAATCGTATAAAACGTTGAAAGCATTTGGGCTTGATCCTACTGTAGAAACTATGCGAATTATGGGGGATACCGCGGCGGCATTAGGTGGATCGGATGTGCTTGGTAGGATTGCTCTGGTATTGGGGCAAATTCGAGCACAAGGTTTTATGACGGCACAAGATATGAATCAGCTCGCGAATGCAGGTATCAATGCTGGAAAGGTAATGAAAGACACTTTTGGCGCTGCAAGGGATGAGGTTGCCAAACTCAAAGATCAAGGCGTCACCGCTAATATGATTATTGAAGCCTTGATGAAAAATATGGAAAAAAAGTTTGGTGGCCAGATGTTCGCCATGAACCGCGAATTATCCGGACAGTGGGAAATGCTAATTTCCATCTGGGAGCGGTTCGAAGTATCGATCATGGACAGTGGATTGTATGAGTATATCAACAAAAGATTAACATTCTTGAACAAACAAATTATTAAATTAAGGGCAGACGGGACTCTAAAAAAATGGGCTGAAGAAATCAGTGATAGCTTGACAAAATCAATGGATGTTGTTTCAAGAAAAGGTATTCCGCTGATAGCAACGGTCGGAAAAACTCTTTTTCAATTAATCGATAAATTAAATGAGCACCCTGAAATAGTAAAATATGGATTAATAGGGTACTTCTTTTGGGGGAAAAAGGGGCTTGCTCTCGGCGCCATAATAGGGGCAAACATTGATAAACTGAAAAAAGGTTGGGAAGAAAGCGGCCCATTGGGTGTAATGTGGGAAGCCGCTGATGTAATGACGAAGCTTGAAAAATCACTGTTAGGCATAGGGCATGCATCTAACAAAGCAGACCCTACAGATTTTGCGAATAAATGGATAGTAGCTATTGAAAAAATAAAAAAAGAATGGGAAAAAGAACAGGCGATGCCGCCTGTTCCTCCGCCAAAAAAGAAGGTAGGAGTAGGCGATAAACAAGGAAGAGTTGGTAGTATTATAGAGAATACAAATAAAACAATAGATGCTTACAACAAATTAATTGACCAGTTAGAATTTGAAAAATCCTTGTTAGGAGAAAATGAAGTGACACAGCGTGCAATGACCCTTGCACGTCAGAATGACATCAAAATAGGTTCCACACAGTATAATAGAATCCTGAAATTGGTGAAGGCTTATGATGCAGAAGTAAACAAACAGAAGACCCGTAATAAAATTATAGAGGAAGGTAAATCTTTGACGGAATCCTTATTAACCCCTCAGGAGCAATACGCCAAGACAATAAAGAGACTGAATACTTTGCTTGGGGCTGGCGCAATTACTCAAGAAACATATAATAGAGCAGTTGAAAAAGCAAAAGAGGACTTCACCGGATTGGAAGATAAAGGGAAAACTGCTATGGAGACCTTGACGGATGCCGTAAATGGGTTTGGTCAGGATTCAGCTCAAGCGATTACTGACTTTGCTCTCCATGGGAAGATGACTTTTTCTGATATGATTGATTCGATGATTTCGGATCTCGTGCGAATGATGATTTATGAACAAATCACGGCTCCCTTTTTCAGGAGTATTTCAGGGTTTTTCGCTCCTGCTCCTGTTAGCCCTACTCCTGTTAGCCCTGCTATCACTATGGCCGCCAAAGGTAATGTATTTCAAAGTGGGAAAGTAATCCCCTTTGCTCGAGGAGGTGTCGTAGCGAAACCAACAGTCTTTCCAATGGCAAGCGGTGTTGGCCTTATGGGGGAAGCAGGCCCTGAAGCAGTTTTCCCGCTAAAAAGAGGGCCTGGCGGTAATCTTGGAATTGAGGCATCAGGAGGAGGGGCGATAGTGAATATCTACAATAATGTTGGTGCTGATGTATCCACTTCAGAACGCAAAACTGCCGGGGGGACGGAGATTGATGTAATGATAGATAATGCTGTTGCTAAGAAACTCGGTCAATTCGGATCACAATCAAACAAAGCTATGCGGCATAACTTTGGCGCACGGCAGCAATTAACAGGGAGATAGTTATGAGTATCCCATCATGGCCTGTATCGCTCCCACAAACACTATTCATTGAGGGATATAAACAATCACTTCCTGATGTGACAATGAAGTCTGATATGGATGCGGGCCCTGCAAAGGTTCGGCGCAGATTCACGGCAGGGGTAACGCCAGTTTCTGGGACGCAGAAATATACAGCGGCACAATTAAGCACGTTCCAGTCTTTCTTTGAAGATACTCTTCTAGGGGGATCTCTTCGCTTTTCTTGGACGAAACCGCCTGCGCATACTGAAGCATGTGAAATGAGGTTTACCGCTGCCCCAACATTCACCGCTCTAGGTGACGGAATCTATCAAGTTGAGTTAGCTCTGGAGGTATTACCATGACCACCGTATCATTGAATTTCAAAGAGGCGGCATTTTCGCAAGAGACTGATAGAGTTCCAATTGCGCTGATTACCCTTTCTCATTCTGATCTTACAGATGATATCAGGATCAGTACTGATCCGACACAAGAGCTGATTGAATATACTACAGACACAGAAAAAGTTTATGGCACAGTATCAAATGGAAAGACATATATTTTTCTGCCTGTAAGGATTAAGCTCCCTGACAGTACAGATGAAGGGCCCAGCGAGATGCGTCTTGAAATTGATAACATCCACCGCTCATATATGGAAACAATCAGGAGTATTTCTACGCCAGCAACCTGCCAAGTTGATCTTGTGATGGATAATGCACTTGATACAATAGATGCAAGTTGGCCAGAATTCAAACTGGTCAATATTACATATGATGCAACGACAATCATAGGAACGTTGAAACTTGAAACATTAGAAACCGAGCCATATCCGGCTGGCCGTTTTGTGCCAAGCTATTTCCCGGGGTTATTCTGATGATTGACTATGTTGGGATCCCATTTCAAAAGAACAACGGAACAAGAGAAGGCTGTGATTGTTGGCGACTTGTGGTTCTGATCTATAGAGAAAGACTTGGGATTGGTCTTCCAGACTTCACGGGGATTTATGTTGATGGTTCGTTGGCATCGTTGAAAAAAGTTACCCGAATAATTCGGGATAAGAAAAAGGAATGGAAGAGGGTAGTTACACCGGCTCCGTATGATGTGATTCTCATTAGGACAGGAAGTATGTTATACCATTGTGGAATTGTCATAGATAAGAAACGAATGTTGCATGTGATGGAAGGAACGGATTCGACAATCGAGGAATTCACAAGTCTGCAATGGAGAAATAAGGTTGAAGGATTTTATAGATGGAAAAGAATAGAGAAATAATAGTTTCACCGCTTGCTTTTCATGCGCCAAGGATAGCTCATGTTTCACATGGGGCAAGTATTCGAGAGATTGTGTATAATCTCTATCCTGATCTCAATGTGATTGTAGAGATTGATGGCACACCTATCCCTCGTGAGAAATGGAATATTGTCCCGGATGTTGATTCCCATATCTTGATAAGTATCCCATTACATGGCGGCGGAGGGAAAGATCCATTCCGGACTTTGCTGACAATTGCGGTTATTGCTGCGGCAACCGCTTTTGGCGGTCCTGCTGGAGGGGCATTGGCGGCTCAAATGGGCATTACGTCAACGGCAGGTATTACAGCAGTATCTGCATTTGCAACCGCATCGATTGCAACCGCTGGAATGGCCTTAGTTAATGCTATTGCCCCAATTAAGCTTCCTGAACTATCAGTGGATAGATATGAGGATTCCCCTACGTATTCGATTGGGGCGAGTTCAAATCAGGAGCGCCCTTGGAAGACAATTCCTTCAATTCTTGGAAAACATCGGGTTTACCCGGCGTTTGGCGCAAGGTCGTATACTGGATTAGTAGGTGCATACGAAGATCTCCCTGAAGCGGAGGGGTACTACGCAGATATTATAGCGCATCTTGAATTAGTCCATTCAGATGAATACCTCCGGATGCTTATTGTTTGGGGGTACGGACCAATGAAAATTGAGGATATTAAATTAGGAGAGACCCTTTTATCCTCATACGAAGATGTGGAAATTGAAACGAAAGAAGGATGGACTACAGACACAAAAGTAACGCTTTTCCCATCTTCGATCACACAGGAATCGATTGGCGCAAAGATAACCTCAGAATCTGGACAGGTTGTCAGAACTGCTCAAGCAGATGCTGATGAGCTTACAGCCGAGATTTCCTTCGTCCATGGGCTTGTACAATTCGACGACTATGGCGCACGGGAGGATCGAAGTGTCACCGTATTGGTACAATACAGGGAGGTGGGAGGTAGTACATGGACAACTGTTGAAGAAAAAACATTCACGGATAAAACTACTTCGGCTGTTCGATATGCTTATCAGTGGAAGGTAGATAACACGAAGCAATATGAAATTGGCCTGACTCGTGTAACAGCTGATACTAATGATAATAAGATTATTGATGATGTGTATTGGGTATATCTCAGAAGTACCAAAACAGAATATCCTATTAATTTCCCGCATCCTCTGGCAGTAACGGCGATTCGAATCAAAGCGACTGATCAATTACAAGGTCAGATTAATAATCTGAATGGCGTAGTATCATCATACTGTCCGGTATGGGATGATATCGGAAAGGAATGGGGAAGTGCAGAAAGTGAGTATGCAGTTACCAATAATCCAGCAGCTCTAATCCGTCATGTGCTTACCGGCAATGCGAATGCGAAGAAGAGAACAGCTTCGCAGGTTGATGATGTTACTCTTGGTGAGTTCTACGAGTTTTGCGAAACTAATGGCTATGCTTTCAATATGTACAGGGATTACAAATCTTCTGTATTTGAAACTTGTCAAGATATTGCTTCGGTGGCAAGAGCAGCAATTACTTTGAAGGATGGGCTCTGGTCAGTTGTATCAGATACAGGGGATCAGATACTCACGCAACATATCACTCCTCGAAATTCATGGGGCTTCAGCTCGAAAAAAGTCCTCTATGAACATCCCCATGCTTTCAGGATCAAGTTCAAAAATGAAGATAATGGGTATGAGGATGATGAGCGGATTGTTTATGATGATGGCTATTCTGAAGAAAATGCCACACTGTTTGAGACGGTGACGTTTCCTGGCATCACCGACCCAGATTTGATTTGGAAATTCGGAAGATTTCATATTGCGCAGGCAAGACTGAGACCAGAAATGTATTCTCTATATATGGATTTTGAGCATCTGGTCTGCCGGAGAGGGGATAAGGTTCGTATTTCACATGATGTGCCTCTCTGGGGGTCAGGTTGGGGGAGAGTGAAATCTCTTACCACCATAGATGGAAATATCACGCATATCATCCTTGATGAGTTAGTTACAATGGAGACGGGTAAATCTTATGCTTGCAGATTCCGGCTGTCTGATGGGAGCTCCTTGATATTGTCTATTGTAACAAACCCAGGGGAGACTGATACGCTTGAATTGCAGACATCTGTAGCTGAAGCATCAGGACCGAAGGTCGGCGACCTTGCTATGTTCGGCGAAGCGAATAGAGAAACTGTTGAGCTCCTAGTCCACTCAATCCAACGGACAGGGGATTTCACTGCGCAGTTGTTTCTTGTTGATGTAGCGGATGAGATTTATGATGCTGATACTGGAGAAATACCAGCGTTCGACCCACAAATAACAACCCCAATTGATATTACGCAACGTCCCCCTAACCCTCCCATAATAGATGGTACGGCATCAGGAACGGATGTTTCTACCATTTCCGGAGGGGGTTCGGTATCATCTCTGATTGTGTATCTGGCAGATCCTGCCAAGGGCGTGAGGGTTAGAGGATACAGACTAAGATACAGAGTAACTGGTGAGAGCCAATGGCAATATACGCCAGAGATGGAGAATCTAACAATCACAATACCGTCTGTGATTGAGGGCGTAGAATATGAGATACAAGCGCAATCAATATCAGTTTTCGGGGTATTTTCTACATGGACATCAATGACTACGGGGACGCCAGCAACACCACAAATAGTCCCGGCGCATCCTACGGGGATTTCTGCTGAATTAGTAGCCGGGGGAGAGGCATATAATTACTGCGCTATACATATTACTTTCACGTCCCCTCCTGATCCTGTTTTCTCTCATTGTGATATCTATGCGTCTAATGATGATGTAACATATCATTATGTCGGTACTAATAGTTCAGGTTCTTTTACTTTTTCGGGGCTCGGTTCTGTGTATGAGACGGGGGATCTCTGTTACATTAAATTACGCAGCATTTCGATATATGAATTAGCAGAGCCTACGCCCTCCACCTATGACGTCTCGGTCTTAATTGAGGGGTATATTCGACTTGGAGGGTTCTATGTAGGGCCTACTTCTTTCAGGGATAATATTAATGCAGATGATGCTAAAATCCTGATAGACAAGACGAATACTTTAATGCGGCTTGGGGATACTGCTACTCCATATTTGGTAATGGACGGGGATTATTCGGGAGTTCCGGCGGTCAGAAGTTCAGATTATGTTTCTGGCTTTATGGGTGCTGGATTTTTATTAAACCATAATCTTCTGGAAGTTGGGAACATAGCTTCCAGGGGGATTCTCAGGACGTCTGTTTTTGAAACCAATTCAGTAACGGTAAACTCTGGTAGTAATATTACGGTGAAAGGCGGCGATGTACTTGCAGAGGATATGTCTGCGGATGATAATGAAACTTTTTAGGAGGGTGTGATAATGAATGTAAAAATAAACGATAAAGTGGAGGTAAATGTAATGAGAAATGTTAATGGAAAAGAAGGAATTAAATTGATGGCGCATTGGGAATGGGAACATTTCCGAAAAGGAAAACTCATTGATAAGTGGGGGTATGATAATATCTGTTCGGATGAGGGTCTTAATCATATGCTTGATGTGACATTTCATGGGGTAACTCCTGTTTCACCGTGGTATGTAGAGATATTCGAATCAGATACCACTCCAGATGGAGCCACTACCTATGCTACACCTGTTTACACTCCTTGTACTTCTTATGATGAGACTACAAGACCTGAATACGTAGAAGCAGCGGCAAGCGGTAAAGTTATTACAAATGCTGCAAGTAAGGCTGTTTTCACTATTAATGCTAGTAAGACAGTTTATGGAGCTTCTCTTGTAGGGGGAGGTACAGCGGCTGCAACCAAAGGAGATACTGCAGGAGGAGGAGTACTTTTCAGCGCAAAGAAGTTCACAGCAGCTAAAAATGTTGTCGATGACGATGTTCTCAACGTAACGATTGCGATTACATTAGCTAACTAAGGTTCATTATGGCGGTATATGAAGGCATTCTTGAAACCTGTATTCGTATAACAGAAGGCGGAGATACCCGTATAACAGAAGCGGGCGATATTCGCCTTCTGGAATATGATGGTGAGACTGTATTTTCAGTTGATTCTATTACGTCTACATGGGCAGCTCAGGCGGCCATAGATGAATCGGTTGGGGTGAGTGATTTTTCTCCGGTTCTTTGGGATGCTCAGGTTGCTATAGATGAATCAATTGGAGTATATGATAATGTATTAGTAGAGGTTTTTGTTGCTATAGATGAATCGGTTGGGGTGAGTGATTCTTCTCCGGTTCTTTGGGATGCTCAAGGATTCCTTGCTGAATTGGTTTCCATAGATGATTCTGTACCCACTACTTGGAATGCTCAAGTTGAACTCTCCGAATCGGTATCGTTAAGCGATACTTATGTACTTGCGAGAGTTTACGGCAAAATACTGAATGAATTGATTTCTGCATCAGATGTTTTATCGGTTGACTGGAATGCTCAGGGTGCCACAGATGAATTCATTTCTGCATCAGATGTTTTATCGGTTGACTGGAATGCCCAAGTCGAACTCTCCGAATCGGTTTTCATAGAGGATTCTGTACCAGTTGCTTGGAACATTCAAGGGGTACTCACTGAATCAATTGCGGCGGGCGACAATATATTAGTAGAGATTTCTGTTGCTATAGATGAATCCGTTTTGGTATCAGATGCAATTTCTGTGTCAGGATATATAATCGGATGCTGGCTGACAATCGAAGGCAATGATACATTCCAAGTTGGCGATATTCTGTATATGAAGGAAGGGCTTGATGCAGAATGGTTGGAGGTGACTGACGTAACGTTCGCCCCTTCTTATAAGGTCACTAGAGACAAAGCGGGGGTCTATGCTGATGGCGCTAATCCGCAATGGACTAAAGGTGCTTCAATTGTCAATTACGGACAGGCAGGAGATGGCGGAATCTACCTCACTGCCTCTGATACCAATGCTCCTCATCTGTCGATTTTTACTCATAATGGTGCGCCTTGGAATTCTATCACAACTCATATTCGTGAAGGTAATCTCAATGGTTATGCCGGATATGAGACTGATATCTATGGCTGGGCAAGTTATATTGATGCTAATAATTACATCACGATTGACCCTGCAAATGGTATCAGGATGTCGGGAGAGATAGTAATTACTGGTGGTTCGGGCATAACATTGTTAAGTGATGCCGGCGATCTTGTAACAGCAAATGACCTTGATGACATTGCTGACGGTACTAATTACGGTAAGATCTTAAAGACTGCTATTAGTGCTGGTAAGATAATTCTGACAGAAACAATAGGTAATCTTGATGATATTGCTGATGGTGATTCTTATGGTAGGGTAGCTACAACTGCTATTAGTGCTGGTAAGATAGTCTTGTCAAGTGGGACTGGGGTAGATGGGATTCTTCCAGTAAGCCATACAGAAGCGGATGTAACAGCTGAACATCCTTTCGTGGCTTATAGAATTTATGAATTTAGAAATTCCGCTGATGATTTTTCTGCGGATAATGCAGATATAACACTTAATCCCGATAGTATTGTTATAACTCCCACTACAGATGACCCAAAGTTTGTGAGAGCTGTCAGTATCGACGGGAGTCTGTATGACAGAGTTAGAGTACGAATTAAAAGAAATTCTGGAAGCACTTGGCAGGGAACACTTTATTATGCCACAAGTGGGCATGGGTTCTCAGCTTCATATTATAAGCAAATTAGTTTTCCTGACATTTCCAATGGAGAATATACGGTTCTTGAATGGGATATGTCCGATTTAACTGCGGGCGGAGATGATTGGATTACAAACACCATAACAGATATTAGATTTGATTTTGCAACGTCTACAGATACTGTTTATGAGGTCGACTGGGTTGCAATAGGAAAAAAGAGTGTTGGGGATATAACCGGAGAAAATACCGCTGCTGCTATAGCAGATCAGGGCGCTCTTGCGACAGAAAATGCCGCTGACTGGTCAACCCAGGTTGCTGGTACTAATAAACCTGATGATAACGCTGACGTTACTTCGGCGCAGTTTACCAATCCCCTTTCGGATATCGATATCGGTATTAGCAGGGCGCTTAACGGACTGGACGCAAGCTCAATGATTACCAAAGCGGTTAAGGCATCCCTGCTTGCCGGTACTCCGGATTACGCTGGGTTATGGCTGACCTCTGGGTATTTCGGGTATTACGATGGTGCATCTTGGCCGGTGTATATCAAGGACAATGGGGATTTCTGGTTCGGCAAGGATGATGACAATTATTTTGCATATACCAGCGGGAACCTGGTGTTCAGCACGTCTCAAGCCAACGGTTTCCGGATTTTAAACGGTGGCGGGATGAAGGTTTATGATGGCGGTGATATCACATTAACCGGGACGAATGCTCGGTTAATTTTTGATGGAGGCGAGTTGGTCAGTAATGACAGTCAGAATCTCCAGATGATTGGTTGGGATTCCCATGTTTTGATTTCCGCCACCGGTTCGGAGTATGAGTTATCTCTCGATGCTGGATCCCGCATACGAATGACCACCGGACAGGGTACTTTAACATTGGGACAGGGGCAATGCAATATTAGTGAGTATTTGTGGGTTGATAATGATATCGCTTTGTCTGGTAAAATTGATCTGACTACGGAAGGCGACATTGTAGCTGACGATGCTGTCCGGCTGAAAGCTACGGCGTCAGGAGGTACAATTGCTCATTATGCGTATAACACCGCTTTTTTATGGACTTCTACCAATTTTTATGCAGACAACACAACAGAAACTATCGATTGCGGAAGCAGTACTCGTTATTGGAAAACTGTGTACGCTAAAACATATTATGAGAGCGGCGGGGGGTATAATGATGCATGGAAAAATCCCAAAACCGGGAAAATTGAGCAGATTGATGATTTAGCAATTATTATGTCTATGGGGACAACCGGGGAATACGATGAAGAAACCGGGCAACTAAAACTCGATCATGCTAAATCGCACCCCATACTTTTTGGGTATCATTCAGAAGATGGAGAGGAGATTGATGAAACAGGCAGGACAGTTAAAACCTGGAAAAAGGGAGACATGATCACAAGAGCAAATGGAAAGCCCGCATATAATATCAGCACCAGAATTGGAGTGGCGCATGGCGCTATTCGGCAATTGAACGCAAAAATTGAAAAGATTAATCAAGATGTATCGAAAATTAAAAAAATACTGGTTGACAATGGGATTGCAGCTGTTTCTTAGTATAACGGTTCTGTTCAATCTGTTTTGTGATTGGGACTCGACCGAACGAGCCATGCTCGGAGCGATTATCGGCCTTCAGCTCCTGGATGTGGCGCAGACCCAGACCATGACCTGTGGCGGTGGGTATAAGGAGGTTGATCCTTTTACCAGCCGGATCACCGGGGACCGGGCAGCCTGGTATGAGACCAGCGGGGTTAAAGCGACGATATTGATACCGACCCTGTATTTTGTGGGTTGTCATACAAGTAGCGGATGGTTCCGCAAACTTTTACTGATAGGGATTATGGGTATTTCCGCAGAACCGGTATTGCACAATGAATACTTACGTGATGGGCATAACCGTATTCATATTCAATTTAATTACGCTTTTTAATGAAAAACAATTAAAAAATTATTAAGGAGGAAACCATGACAGCAGAACAATTATTTCAGATAATAGGCGAGCTATTCACTGAGAACAAATTGCTAAGAGTTGAAATAGCTAAACTCCAAAAAGAAATAGCAGAATTGAAAAAGAAGGATGTAGAAAATGGCTAATATAAAAATAACTGATTTACCAGAACTTGCAACGATCCCAGATGATACTGATTTATTGGAAATAGTAGATGACGTTGCAGGAACGCCGACAAGTAAGAAAATAACTGCCGGGAATTTAAGAAAGGGGCTTGCAGCTTCGGGCGCAAACTCTGACATAACCTCAATGACGGGGCTTACCCAAATCACACGAGCGACCGGCGGAGCTTTCGACATAGCTATTGGCGGAGCGGCTGGTGATGATTTTACTGTCGATACTGATAAGCTGGTGGTCGAAGGGGATACAGGTAACGTCGGCATCGGTACGACGAGTCCGGTACCAGCCTATCGATTAGATGTATATGGTAAAACACGAATACATGGGAATCAATTGATAATTGAACCATCACAATCATCTTTAACTAATACACAGGTACAGAGTACGGGCTTTTCGTGGGTTGGAATAGTTTTAGGATCCAGTAATGGTACAAATGAATATGGGAGTTTCTCTTTGGGAGGAACCTACCGTTCCTCTGATTCACCGATGGGAAAATTAGGATTTCATTCTTTTAATACTGATAATAACTTGGCCGCTACTATTGGGGCATTGATTTGTTCGCTTAGTGATAATTCAACACTTACTGATTATGGAATGCACTTAGCTTTTCACACGAGAGAAAGTGGTGGGTCTTTAGCGGAAAGGGTAAGAATTT